TGGAAATGGCATTTTTGAACGGTTTTAGGGTGCTTTGTCCAAGTACCGGTGCGCGCACGTCATGCCCGCACGTACACGTATACACGTGCGCGCGTAAATACAAAAATTTCTTTGGAGAGAATAAAGTCTCTCCACCACCAAATCACAGTGTCGCTGTCCGTCGCAGACTATGCGCACTCTTTACCTCGCATAGTCGAGGATAGGCAGCGCCCGCCGAAGGCGGAACGGGGGGGTGGCTTCCATATCGGCGGGGGGTGAAAGCCATCAAATGGGGGGGGGCGGGGAGGGGGAGGGGGCGGTGGCCGGCGGCGCCGGTGGCGGCGGAGACGTAGTGGACGGAGGTCCCGGTGGGCATTAGCTGCTCCTCTCGTCGGGGTCGAGCTGCTCGAGGATCACTTGGACTCCTGCCCTGGGGAGGGCGTATTCGCTCTCGCCGGCGTAGAACTTGCGGGCCCTGAGGTCGACGAGTTGGGTGTCGTCGGTCCAGACGTGGGCGTCGGTGAGGGCATCACACACCGCGCGGACGAGTTTGTCGAGGTCTCCGTCGGCGCGTCCTGGGTGTGATGGGGCACTGTCGCGGAGGCGGTGGGCGTTGCGGCCGGTGCGGTAGTGGGTGCGGGGGCGGTCGAAGGTGAAGCGGACCCACATGCGGGCGGGGCCGGTGATCTGGTCGTGGTAGCGCCAGGCGTCGGCGGCTTGGGTGGTGAGTTGGAGGCGGTAGGGCTTGAGGGTGGCGCCGTTGGTGTCGCGTACGAAGCTTTTGCCGTCGCCGCGGGTGCCGCCGGTTTTGGAGCCTTGGGGGATGGGGCGGGCGTAGAGGGTGAAGCCGTGGCGGCCGCTCATCGCGCGTCCTCGATGCCGAGCCAGTCGAGGAGGTCGAGGGTCGACGTCGCGATGTGGTCGACCATCTTGGCCATGAGCTCGGGCTCCTCGCCGTCGCTGGTGAGGATGCAGGTCCTCTTGCCGGCGCCCACGGCCCAGCCGAGCTCGAGGTGTGCGGAGCGGCCACAGGGCAGGACCAGGACGAAGGTGTCGGCGCGCTGCATCGCGTCGAAGTCGCGGCGGTAGCCGTGCTCGGCGATGGGGTGCTTGAGGGCGGCGACGTACTCGGCTGCTGTCCAGTCGAGCCAGTGAGAGTCGATCTCGGACCAGGCGAAGCCGGCTTCGCCTGGGGCTGGGTTGCGGAAGTCGTAGCACTCGATGCCGGCCGCGCGGAGTGTGTGGACGATGGCCTGCTGGAAGGGGTTGCGCCAGGAGGAGGCGACGTAGACGTAGCTGGGGGTGGTGTTCATCGTGGGGGGTTCTTCCTGTAGTCGTGGGCGGCGGCGATGGTGATGGCCAGCGCGGCGGCGGCCATGAGCCAGACGGCGATGGTGTGGGGGTCGATCATGGCGTGGCCTCCTCGCTGGCGGGCTCGACCGACCAGGCCGAGAAGCCGTCGCCGATGTCGACCCAGCGGCCGGGCTGCGAGGCGAGCCGGCGGGGTCCGCACCAGATGCACTCCTCGCGCTCGTAGTTCATCGTGTGGAGGTTGAGCGGGCCGATGGGGCACCAGTCGCCCTTAGCCATGGCTGGTCTCCTCGCTGGTGTCGGCGGTCCAGTCGTGGCGGCCGGTGATGCGGGCGAGGGCGAAGACGCAGAAGGCGGCGGTGTTCTCGCCGACGGGGTCGCCGCGGAGGAGCTGGCCGAGGGCTGCGGTGAGGGCCATGCTCTCGGCGGGGAGGAGGTGGGGGGTCTCCTGGGGTGCGGTCGGGGTGGTGGTCATCGTGTCGCTCTCGGGGTGGTTGGGGCATCGGGTGTTGTGGTGGCGGCGGTCGTAGCTGTTGACGTCGCAGCATCCGGTGGGCATGGGGTGTTCCTTCCGTGGTGGTTGATGAGGTAGGTGCCGAGGAGGGTGCCGGCGAACCAGAAGAGGATGCCGGCGGCGGTGATGGTGAGGGCGATGAGGGGGAGGAGGGCGAGGTTCTCGCGGACGAGCGCGGCGGTCACGTTGGCTCTCCTCGGCTGGGTTCGATGCAGGGCAGGGCAGCGATGGCTTCGAGGTCGTCGTCGTCCTGGTCGATGGGCCACCAGCGGGTTATCTCTTGGGTCTGGGTCCAGGGTTGCCAGTGGACCTGGTGGCGGCGGTCGAGGGCGCGGAGGTGCTGGTAGACGCTGGAGTAGGTGACGCCGTTGAGGTAGGGGCGGCCGTTGTAGGCGCGTGCGGTGGAGGAGTGGCGGGCGATGGCGTCGACGAGCTCCTGGGTTGTTGAGCCGGGGTTCTCGCGGACGGCTGCGAGGATCTGGTCGCGGAGCCAGCGGGTGCGGTCGGTGCGGGGCCCGGTCATCGTGGGGCTCGTGTGGTGTGGGGCCAGGTGTAGACCTCGTAGGCCAGCGGCCGCGGCTTGGGGGCGCGGTCCCAGGCGGCGATGACCTCGGACGGCTTGGGTTCGGGGCCGAGCTGGAGCTCGCCGACGCCGGTGAGGAGCCATTGCCGTCGTACGCCGCGGTAGAGCTCGTAGAAGGCGGCGCCGGGGCCCTGGGCGGGGTCGACGAGGGCGGTCATCGTGTTGCCGATGGTGACGTGGCGCTCGTGGTTGACGAGTCGGGCGGCGTCTTCGCGGCGTTCGATGAAGCGGTCGACGTTGTCGCTGGCGATCGTCATGGCTGCTCTCCTCGTGGGGTGGCGTAGATGGCGTCGGTCCAGGCGGTGGCGACGTCGAAGCCTTGGCGGCCGCGGGCGAGGCCGTGCTCGATCGTCGCGGCGACCTGGGCGAGCTGGGCGTGGACCAGGGCGGCGGCGTGCGCAACATCGCGGTAAGCCGGCGGCACTGAGACGGTCCAGTCGGTGTTCTCGGCGAGCTCGAGGAGGCGCTCGGCCTCGCGGTAGTGCTCGGGGCCGTTCATGAGGTGATCCAGTCCTGCACGAGGGCGTCGAGGTTGTCGTTGACCTCGGTCGCGTCGGCCGGGGTGAGCTCCTCGGTGCTGGTGATGGGGCGGCCGAGTGCCTGGGTGAGGAAGGGGACGACGCTGGTGATGCCGGCGGCCTGGAGGTTGGAGAGGAGGCGCCGAACCTCGGGGGTCTGCCGGCCAGCCGCCGGCGGCGTAGCTGCGGGGTCATGTCGGGCGGCGACCTGGTCGGCGAGCTTGTCCAGCTCTGCGCGCGCCGGCGACGTGGGCTGCTCGGGCTCGGCGGCGGGCATGATGTCGGCGGCGGTGACCGCGGAGGTCCCAGCGGCGATCGAGGCCGCCGGCTGCGCGGAGCCACCGAAGGCCTCCTCCTTGCTGATCTCGCCGTTGCGGAGGCTGGTGAAGAGGACGGAGAGCTTGGCGACGTCGTGCTCGGACCAGTCCGCGGAGAGGCGGCTGACGTAGCCCTCGAGCTGGGCGGGCGTGACGCCGCCGCGGTCGAAGGCGGCGAGCATGTCCTTGATCCGCTGCTGCAGGGGGATCCCTCCGCCGTTGGTGATGGTGGCGTGGGCGATGTCCTTGGCGGCTTCGGTGTACCACTTCGGGAGCACGGAGAAGATGGCTTCGCGGACGCGGCGGGCGCCGGCGTTGGCGTTGTTCTCGTAGACGTCGCGGGGGTCCTCGAGGGGGTTGCGGGTGCCCTTGGAGAACCGGACGTGGGGCACGATGAACGTCGAGGAGGACCGGGTGTTGGTCTGCAGGTCCCAGGCGAAGGCCATCATCTCGGACTCTCCGCCGATGTCGTCGCGGCGGAGCTCGCGGAGGCCGTAGTCGATGTTCCCCCAGCATCGGGCGAGCTCGCGGGCGATGTGGATCGAGGGGCCGGAGACCACGGAGCCGGCGCGGCGGAAGGAGAAGAACGCGCGCTCGGCGAGGGCGGGCATCCGGCACACCTCTTCCATGTCGCGGAGGGCGCGCTGGACGTCGCGGGGGCACTGCTGGGCGACCACGACGGCGGCCTTGACCTCGGCCTCGGCGCGGGCCTGCTCGACGGCGGTGGCCTGGGAGACGGAGGTGCGGGGGGTGGGGTTGGCGGGCTGGATCTGGTCGAGCGGGCTGGGGGTCGTCATGACAGGGTCTCCTCGAAGGTGCGGGTGTAGTAGGTCGGGAGCGCGAGCCGCTCGACGACCGGGGGGTAGGCCGGCCAGGTGCCGGTCGTGGTGTGCTCAACGTAGACGTCCATGGCGCGGTCGTTGAGGAGGCGTCCGATCTGCATCGCTTCGTCGTCGAGCTGGAAGACGCGGACGGGGTAGGGCGGGGTCTTCTGCTGGACGATGAACACGAAGGACGGGGAGGGGTGGAGGCCGAGGACGCGGGCGCCTTCGGTGTAGCTGTCGGCCTGCTGGTGGTAGCCGAAGTCGGCGGCCGCTCTCGCCCACTTGTCGGCGTCGACGCTGGCGGCGGTCTTGTAGTCGACGAGGACGAGTTGGCCGGATGCGGTGGGTTCGGTGGGGAGCCAGTCGATGCGGGCCCTGCGCCAGATCCCGGTGCGGGTGTCGCGCCAGAAGAGGGATTGCTCGGGCTTGCCGGTGGCGGCGAGCGCGGCCATGGCGAGGGGGTTGGCTCGGAGGCCGGCCGCCATGCCTTCGACGGTGTCCCATGCCTCGGGCTTGAGGGGGACCTGGCCGGCTTCGCGGGCCTCGGCGACCTTGGCCTTGGCGGCGTTGGTGGTCCAGGGGCCGGGGATGAGGGCGACGTCGAGGCCGCGGCCGAGGACCTCGGCGTGGGCGGCGTGGCCGAAGTCGAACTCGGCCTTGGTCTCGGGGGGGCTGTTGCGCCAGTAGTCGAAGTCGGCGGGGGTCTTGGTGGCGAGGATCTTGGCGCCGGTGTTGGAGAGGGACCCGCCGGGGACGGGGTCGGCGTGGTAGACGGCGTCGGGCATGCCGTCGACGAGGCCGGGCTCGGTGATCTTCGGGGCTTCGGCGGCCTCGAGGAGCTGGGTGACCTGCTTGACGAAGGTCTCGGGGTCTGGGGTGGTCATGGGTTGGGGCCTCTCAGGTTGGGTTGGCGGTGAGGTAGACGGCGGCGCGAGCGGCCGCGACGTTGAAGCGTTCCTCCTGGCGGTCGATCCAGTCGGCCCAGGTCTTCCGCTGGACGGGGGTGAGGTCGTCGTACGCCGCGACGGGCCCGGTGGTGGCCTGCTCGGCTGCCTTGGCCCAGGCTGCGGCGCGTTCGGCGGGCGTCACGAGCGGATCCACTGAAAGCGGAAGACGCGCGAGACCGGCGGGTCGAGCTTCCGCTCGCCGAGGTCGCGGGGGTGGCGGCCGGCGTCGCCGTCGCAGTCGGTGATCGTGAGGAGGGCGAGGTCGTGGGTGTCGACGTCGAGCTTGATGGCGGCGGCGCCCATGGCGACCGCGGTGTCTTGGCAGTCGACGTTGCGGGTGCCCTCGAGGATCACGTTGATGGTGTCGGGTTCTTCCCAGGTCGCGGAGTAGACGGCGGTCATCGGCCTGCTCCGGTCTGGGGCGTCGGCCAGGAGCCGACCATCGTGAAGGCCTCGGCGGGGTCGTCGGGGTCGTGGAAGCTGTCGGGGTGCTCGGAGTCGAGGACCGGGTCGAAGACGACCGGGGGCCGCTCAGCCGTCCAGGCGTCGAGGCGGGCGATCTGCTCGAGCCGGGCCTGCTCGTAGCTGCTGTCGGTGGGCATTGGGGTGCTCCTGGGTGTGTTGGGGTGGTTGGTGTCAGGATCGCGCGTCGGCGCGGCGCTGTCGAGAGCAGGCCTCGCACTCGGTGGCGGCGTGCTCGTCGATGCAGTAGCCGTGCTCGCAGGCCTCGCCGGCGTCGGCCTCGAGGCAGAGGATGCGGGTGCAGCCGTCGGTGCTGGCGCATGGCTGGTGCCAGTCCTCGGCGTGGGCGGCGTCGAGGTCGATGCGGGTGAGGGGGCGGAGGCCGCGGGCCTGGTTGCGGTCGCGCTGCTCGGCCTTCTCGGTGTGGCAGCGGGGGCAGGTTGCGGGGTCGCCGGTGTGGAGGTGGAGGGTGGTGGTTGGGGTCATGTGACCATCATGGACCCGAATGACGTTCCTGTCAAGCGAAACGGCGTGATGCTTGGCGGAACGGAAGAGGCCGTTCATGTCCAGTCCTGGTAGTCGGGGTGGTCGGACCAGATGGCCGCGATGCCACCCGCCACGAAGTCGAAGAGCCACCACTCGGCGTCGGCGCTTCCGGCCCTGGTCAGCATGGCACGCAGCGCGGCGACCTCGGCGAGCACGCGGACGGGATCGTAGATCGTGACCACTTCGACGTTGCGGGCGCCGGTCTCTCGGTAGAAGGCAGCCGTCCGCTCGACCTGGTCTCGGTCGCTACTGCCCACCGGCCCGATCGGTACCCAATTGCCGTGGACGTTCTTGTGCTCGCCGATCGGCCGGAACATCGCGGCCGCACCGCGCGCTGCCCGCTCGACCTCGGCCAGCCGGGCCTCGATGAACTTGCCGGCGTTCACTGGTGGTGGTCCTCGGTGTGGTCGAGGCTGCTCGAGCGGATCGTGAACCGGATCCCGCTCGCCGGGAGCTGGCACCAGAACCGCTGGACCCTGTACCTCCGGCCGGTCCCGCTCGGCCTCTTGAGCTCGGCGGCCTCATCGGTGACCTGGACGGTGTCGAGGTACGCGATGAGCACGGAGTCGGAGATCCAGACCGTGATCGCGCCGGCGAGGTCGTCGGGGTTGGTGTTGGTGTCGATCGAGGCGGGGGCGGGGAGGTCCTGGTCCACGATGTGCTGGGCGATCGCGAGGATCCCGGCGGGGAGGTGCTGGCGTGCGTTGCTTTTCTGGTCGTTCATGGGATGATCCTCCTGGGGTTGTTCCTTGCGAGGGCTCCCCGTACCTGGTGGTTGGGGCCTCTTGGTGCGGGGGGCCTTCGTGCGTGTGGGGTCAGAGCAGGTCGGCGGGCTCGAGGCCGAGGAACCGGGCGATCTTGTCGAGCTCGTTGACGTCGAGGGCGATCGCGCCGTTGATGCGGCCGCTCATCGATGCGTTCCCCAGGCCGAGGTGCTCGGCGAGCTGGGCCTGGGTGATGCTGCGGCGGGCGAGCTCGGCGCGGACGTTGGCGCCGATCCTGGCGGCCGGGCTGGTGGGCTGGTTCATCGGGTAGCTCCTTGGGTCGGGGTGGCGGGGGTTACGGCTGGGTGGGGTACTGCTGGTCGATCCAGTCCTGCTTGGTGCCGTCGCGGTGGGCCCGCATCCAGCGATAGAACTCGTCCCACGCGGTCTGGCAGAGGTAGACCTGGTGGTCGCCGCGGCCGCCGCTGGGGCAGTAGCCGAAGAGGATCTCTCGGGCGGGCGGGTAGAGGGTGTTGACCCAGATGGTGTGGCCGAGGGAGTCGTCGGTGTGGTCGGCGATGTAGCCGTCGGAGCGGCTGCCGTAGATGTTGGCGAAGGTGTCTACGGTCGGCGTGGGCGGGTGGATCCAGCTGGCGCTGGTGGTGGTGTGGCGGTGGGTGGTGGCTTCGCCGCCGCGGCGGGTGGCGTCGGCGGTGCCGGCGAGGGCGAGGGTGGCGGCGAGCGCGAGGACCAGGGCGGTCGTGGCGGTGGCTGCGCGGCGGGTGGTGGTGGTCATGGTGCTGGTTCTCCTGGTTGCGGTGGTTGCGGTGGTTGGGGTGGTGTGGGGCGCCTCACCCCATGTGAGGCGCCCGGTCTTGGGGTCACGGCCGGACCTGGGAGTAGGTGAGGGTGGTGGCGTCGTACGTCCAGCCCATGGCCTCGAGCTGGTCGAGTGCTGCGCGCAGGTAGGTCATGTCGGCGGGGGTCAGGGGGCGCTGGTTGCGGATCTCGCGGTTCCTCGCGCGGGCCCGGTCGGCTGCGTCCATGAGGCCGCGCGCGCTGAACCGGGCGAGGCTGCTGGCGGCGGTGGCGTAGCGGTTCTGGAGGCTGATCTGCTGGGGGCTGGTCTGCGTCATGTGTCCATGTTCTCGCCGAATGACGTTCTTGTCAAGCGAAACGGACCTATTGCGCGCAGAATCTTCCCCAGGTCTAGCGGGGGGTCACGACGAGCTGGGTGAAGAACGTCTCCTCGCGGCCGGCGTCGGTGGTGACGTGGAAGACGATCAGCGCGTCGGCGTTGGCCTGCGCCCACGCCACCACCTGCCGGCCGCCGGGGAGCACGGTGTTGCCGTCGAGCTGGTCGACCGCGGTCGGGGGGATCGCTTCGACGGTGACGGTCGTGGCGAGCTCGGCGCCGGTGAGGTAGCTGGTGAGGTCGTGGCCGTACTCGTGGTAGGTGTCCTGGTCGACGATGTGGCGGTCGGCGGTGTTGACGGTGATGGGGGGCGGCTGGATCATTGGCGGGCTCCTTCGTGGGTCAGCGGCCGGGGATGCCGGCCTGGTCGAGCACGGCGCGGAGCGCGGCCATGCGGGGCGTGCCGGGGACGACGAGCCACGACGGCGGGGTGCCGAGGCCCTTGCCGGTGGGGAGGTCGGCCCGGTTGTTCTCGGGGCTGTTGAAGACGCAGGCGCCGTAGAAGCCGCCGGCGAGGAGCTGCTGCCACATGAGGGCGACGTCGGCGGCCTCGATGAAGTTCCACTCGCCCACGTCGAGCTTGCCGGTGAAGCCGCGGGTGTTGCGCCAGTAGCGCCAGAAGCCGCGGGCCTTGGGCCAGGCGGGCTCTCCGGCGTTGGTGTTGGTCTCGCCGTCGTAGAAGTCGGCGCCGATCGCGTCGCACGAGGCGACGAAGGAGTCGGTGTAGTAGGTGGCCAGGTCGGCGTCGGAGAGGTGCGCAAAGGACTGGTCTGACCAGGGGTGGCCGTTGTCGCAGGGGCCGACGATCGCCTTGGCGCCGGCGATGGCCTTGATGCGGAGGTTGAATCGGGTGTGTGCCTGGCCCCAGACCTTGAGCTCGGCCAGCGTGGCGGGGCGGGGTTCGTGGTGGTAGGCGATGCGGACGGGTGCGGGGCCGGCTGCGATGGCGGAGGCGAGGGTGTCGATCTGGGCGTCGTTGGCGCCGGCGACCATCTGGGACCAGGACGCGACGGTGCCGCCGTTCTTGATGGAGGCGTAGGGCACGACGCCGAGCGCGTGGCAGGCGTTGATGCGGGACATCATCGTCGAGTGGTTCCAGGTCGAGCCGGCGTAGACGCGGCGCATGTTGACCGGGCCGGTCTCGGCCACTCGGGCATTCCAGTCGGCGTAGACGGTCGCCATGCCCATCAGCGGCAGGCTCGAGGGGGGCAGCGTGAGGGCGGCGGCGACGGGGATCCGTCGGCCGCCGACGTAGGCGGCGCCGGTGATGTCGGTCACGGAATCAGCGCGGTCCAGACGCGGGGGTCGGCGGTGGCCTCGATGGTGAGGCCGGGGTAGACGGGGGGCTCGAAGCTCTCGGGCTCGGGGTCGACCGCGGGGAGGGTGAGGTTCACCTTGACGTTGATGTCGAGGCCGCCGACGTGGGCGAGGCCTTCGACGTCGTCGGAGCTGGCCGGGGTGCCGTCGTTGCCCTCGACGACGTAGGCGATGGTCACCCGGTCGCCGTGGTCGGGGGTGGCGTTGTCGAGCACGAAGCGGGCGGTGGCGGTCATCGGGTGGCTCCTCAGTACGGGACGGGGGTGGTGGGCCTGGTGGCGATGCGTTGGTCGAAGGGTACGCCGCCGAGGCGGGGGCTGCTCGGGGCACGCCGCATCCGGCCGAGGGTGGCGGTGGCCGGCGCGCGGTTGGTGTCGTACGCCGTGGGGGTGCGGTTGTCGGGGCCGCCGTGGCTGGCCCTGGTGGTGGCGAGGTCGAGGGGGTGGAGGAGGGGCCTGGTGACGGCGCCGGCGGTGTCGGTCTCGAGGGCGTAGCCGATGGCGGTGGTGTGGCGGGAGCCGATGGGCCGGCTGCTGTCGGCCTCGAGCGCGACGGTGAGGGTGCGGGTGTGGCGCCTGCCCAGGGCCAGGGCGGTGTGGGTCGCCGTAGCTGCGGCGAGGGCCTTGGTGTGCCGGGAGCCGACGGGGAGGGCGGTGTGGGTGGTGGTCGCCGGCGTGAGGGCGCGGGCCTTGGCCCTGCCGAGGGGGCGGCCGGTGTCGGTGGTGGCCGCCGAGCCGATCTGACGGCCTACTAGCGGTGTGATGGTCCCAGAGGCCGCAGCGTCGGCTGCTAGCCCGAGAGCGCGGCGCTTCGCACGGCCTAGGGCGCCTGCCGTGCCAGCCTCCGCCGCGGTTGTGAGGCTGCGGGTGTGTCGGCGGCCGATGCTGGTCGCGGTGTCGGTCTCGAGGGTGGTGGCCAGGGTCCGGCGCTTGGTCCTGGCGATCGCCGTGGCGGTCTCGACGTCGGCGGCTGCGGTGAGGGCGCGGGTCTTGCGTCGGGCGAGGGTGAGGCTGGTGTCGGCCTCGGTGGCGGTGTTGATGGTGCGGGTGACGGGGCCGCGGGTGATCGCGGTCGCGGTCGATGTCGACGTCGCGAGGCCGAGGGGGTAGCTGCGGCGGCGGCCGAGGGGGAGGGCGGTGCTGGTATCGGTTGCAGCCGATAGGGCTCGGGCCTTGGCGCGGGTGAGGGGCTGAGCGGTCTCGGTGTCGGAGGCGGTGGGCAGGGCGCGGGTCTTCCGGTGGCCCAGGGCCAGCGCGGTCTCGGTGTCGGTCGCGGCGGCGATCACCCTGGTGTGCCGGCGGCCGAGCGCCAGGCTGCTCGAGGTGTCGGAGGCGGTGCCGACCGTGCGGGTCTTCCGTCGGGCGATGGCCTGGGCGGTGTCGGCCTCGGCGGCGGTGCCGAGGGCGACGGTCTGGCCTCCGCCGGAGAGGCTCGGGGTGATCGTGAGGGCGGAGCTGGTGTCCACGGCGGTGCCGAGCGCGCGGGTCTTGCGACGGCCGAACGCTAGAGCGGTGTCAGTCTCGGCCGCGGGGGCGATGGTGTCGGTGATGGTGCTGGAGACCAGTGCGGGGCGGAGGGCGATGCGGACGCCGGCGCCGCGGCTGGGGCCCGACCGGGTCCAGGTGGCGGTGCCGGTCGGGGCGTCGGAGGCGAGGGTGCCGTAGCCGACCGCGAAGTGGGGGATAGGGGAGGCGTCGTCGGTGACCTCGGTGATCCCGGCCGGCGGGGTGAAGGATCCGGTCGAGGCGTTGGAGATCACGACGTCGACGGCCATCGTGTTGACCATGCTGGGGTCGATGCCAGGCAGGTCGTAGTTGGTGATCGCGGTCGAGGACGCGAGGGGGGTGCCGGTGGCGTCGACGGCGGTGGTGTTGTCGACGCCGCGGAAGAGGAACATCTGTCCCTTGGCTGACTGCGAAACGGTGGTGACGGTGATGGTGCCGGACTCGGTGCCGTCGCAGACGTGGAGTGAGATTCGGAACGATGGGGAGACGCCGTTCGAGTCGCTCGAGGCGATCGAGTCGAAGCCGTCGGCGGTTGGGTTGGTCGGCTCGGTCGCGGATGAGACGTCGACGACCAGGAGCACGACGTCCTTGTCGACGATCCCGGCCGGCCAGCTGACGGCCAGGGACCCGTCGCTCTCTTCGCCGATGCTGCCGGCGCCCTCGTACGTGATGGTCTCGTAGGTGGGGCCGCCACCGGTGAGGGTGATGTCGAAGCCGGTCCCGCCGTTGGCGGTGATGTCGAAGGCCACCAGGAGCCTCCCTCTAGGCCGCTACGTCGGCCGCTGTGACGCCGTGGTTGGTGCCGTCGTCGGCGACGACGTACATGGGTTCGGTGTCGTCGTACCAGGTGAAGGAGTAGGTGCCGTCGCCTGAGCGGGTGGTGGTGGCGACCTGCTCGCCGGTCGACGCGCGGTGGAGGGACAGGTTGACGGTCCCGGTGAAGCCGGTGATGGTGCCGGCGACGGTGAAGGTGTGGGCGTGCCAGGTGACCCACAATCCCCAGGCGGCCCACATCGCGGGCTGGTTGTCGAGCCGCCACGCGCGGGAGGTCTCGAGGTCGGCGCGGTCGGGGTCGGGGTCACCTGGCCACCTCAGCCAGTTGCCGCGGGCCGCGCCGAACGGGGTCATGAGGGAGAGCTCGGAGTCGCCGCGGAAGATCCCGACGTAGGAGGGGTCCCAGCCGAGGCCGCCTGTCCGCTCGAGGGAGAGTGCGAGGCCGCCTGTTGCGGTGGCGGTCACCTGGGCGTCGATGTCGACGACGGCGCCCACGAGGTAGAAGTCGGTCTCGGGGATGGTCGGGGTGGTGACGTTGGTGACCTGACGGACGACCTGGTCGGCGGCGGTGTCTGCGAGGTGAAAGTAGCGGGTCTGTGCGTGTGCTCCGACGCCGGCCGCAGCCTTGTCGCTGGTGTAGTTCAGGAGCATGAAGCCGGACAGGTTCCATCCGGCGTTCGCGGTGGCTGAGCGGAACTGGATGGAGTATTCATTCGCGCCGCGCGCGAGAGTCATGCCCGCGGTGCCCTTCGCGCCGGCCGCGTCGAAGCGGTGGACTAGAGAGAATTGGCCGGTCTGGATGGTGCCGGCCGTGCAGACGAAGGCGGTATCGGTTTGGGCGCCGACCGCGACGTCGACTGTGAGGGTCGCGGAGTCGTTGAAGAACAGGCAGACCGCGGACGGCTGCATGGTGATGGTGCCGGGCTCCTCGATGTAGATCGTCCGCGCCCATGCGTCCTCGTCACCAGCCGCTGTTCCTGCCATCTGCCCGACGGTGTCGACGCCGCCCATCAGGAGGGAGTTGAGGACGGTGGTCGTGGCGGCCGAGTCGAACTCGTAGGTCACGCACACCATGCCGCCGACCTGGGTCATGCGGGATGTGGTGGTGGAGACGATGGCCTCGAGCGACCGTGCCGACGTGAGGTCTTCGGCGGTGATGTCGACGGCGCCGTACGCCCAGCGGGCGGCGTTGAGTGCGCCCTCGCTGTCCCACCAGTCGCGGTTCGTGCCGCCGTTGACGCGGACGCCGGCGATGAAGTCGCCCGTCGATGCGGTGGCCTCGTTGCCCCAGAGCTCGACCCAGACCTGGCGGACGGTGATGGATGCCTCGGGAAGGAAGGAGCCGCCGAAGGCGGGGATCGCGGTCGCGCCGCCGAGTGTCTGGTAGGTGGTGGTCAGGAGGCCGCGGGTGGACTCGATGGGGATGCGGACGGTCTTGACGTGGGTGGTGGTGGTGTCGTCGTACTCGTAGGTGATGATCAGCTTGAAGGTGTGGTTCTGGGTCACGGAGACGGCTTGCTGTGCCGACGCCTCCCATGTCATCGACGTGCCGGTCCAGTTGGTCGTGAAGTAGGCCGTGACGTCGCGGCGGGCGCGGAACGTGAAGTTCTCGCCCGAGTTGGTCACCGTGTCAGTGACCGTAGCTGTGGACTCGGCGGCCGCGCCGAGCTTCACGCCGAGGATCCAGTTGGTAGGCGACGACGCCACGAGCGCGTCGTCGCCCCATGTGGCGACCAGGGTTACCGACCGGAAGACCTTGCTGGACTCGGGCAGGTAGATCGTCCCGCCCGTCGCCGTCCGCTTCGTGTTCGCCGCCAGGGACGTGACGTCTGTCCCGTAGACGAACTCGACGGTCTTGGTCCTGGTCGCCACGGATGACCGGTCAGGCTGCGCGTGCGAAGACGGCGATCGTGGCGGTGATGTCGGAGCCGTCTGGGGTCACGGCGAAGTCGTGCCACGAGACGGGGAGGACGTTGGTGTCGGTGCCGCCGGTGGAGTCGGAGTCGTAGCCGAAGGACGCGTCGGTCCAGGCGGTGCCGGCGGCGACTGCGGTCCAGGTCTGGTCGGCGACGTCGAGGTCGACGCGGTCGTTGGTGTCGTCGTAGGTGATCGTGATGGTCGAGTCGGCGAAGGTCTTGCGGGCGTAGCCGGAGTTGGCGACCTCGGCGGTGCCTCCGTCGGCCTCGATCGCGGCGATGGTGTCGAGGTCGATGAGGGTCGCGTCGGCGGTCGCGGTGTTCCAGATGGCCAGCGAGAGGATGCTGTTGGCCGGGTCGTTGGCGTTGATCCGCTCGGCGAACTCGACGAACCTGCCCTTGGACCGGTTGAAGATGAAGTTGCCCATCGTGCTCAGCTCTCCTTCTCGAGGCCGTAGAAGTGGTCGACCCTCGTGGCGCCGGCGGCGTAGAGCTCGGGGGTGACCGGCGTGTCGTCGTCGTAGCTGCCGTCGATCGGGCCGTCGTTGGCCTGGGTGCCGTCGGCGTACTTGTCGGGCTGGTGGACCACGCGGTAGGCCACGTCGCCGTCGAGGGTGTGGAAGACGATGCGGTCGCAGTGGACGAAGACGTGGGGCTGGCCGGTGTGGCTCGAGGCGAGGACGTCCTGGGTGGGTCCGGCGGGGCGTACGACGGGCCGCTGGTTCTCGGCGGTGAGCCAGCCCTCGCTCGTGCCCTGGGCGACGAGCTGGGTGGGGAGGGTGGTCAGCTCGGGCGCGGCCTCGAGGGTGATGCCGAGGAGCGGCCAGGGCTCGTGGTCGTCGCCGGGGGTGGCGGGGTTCACGAGGCGCTTGGCGCCGGTCTCGGGGTCGTAGCGTACGACGCGCTCCTGGCCGCTGGTGTCGGCGTGCCGACGGATCGCCAGTCCTTCGAGGCGGCGGGTCTTGGTGGTGCCCATGGTGGTCTCCTGGGTTAGTAGCTGGTGAGGACGCCGGCGGAGTCGGCGAGGTCGGTGGTGTCGTCGACGCGGTCGAGGACCTCGCCCTCGACGGCCGGGGCCGCGGTCTTGCGGGTGGTGTTCGCTGCGGCCAGGATCCCGACGAGCGCGACCGCGCCGTTGACGAGCTTGACCTCGGCGTCGCCCCACCAGGTGAAGCCGCGGTCGAGGAAGTACGACGACGCCAGGACGGCGAGCGAGGCCAGCAAGTAGAGCGCGAACCTCAGCCGCGGCGGGATGTTGATGGTCGGGATCTCCATGGCGCTGCTCTCCTTCACTTCGGGGGAATCTTGTCATAGTCGTCCCGCGCGGCGGCGGTGTCGGCCAGCGCGGCGTCGAGCTTGTCGTCGAGCTCGCTGATCCAGCGGTGGACCCTGGCGCGGGACTCGGGGACCGTGGAGTACTTCTCGGCGGTGGCCTGGGCCTTGGCGATCGCTGCGCCGATGCCGGCGAGGTCGGCCTCGAGCTGCCGGCCGAGGAGCTGGACCCTGGTGGGCTTCGGGGTGGGGTCGAGGATCGCGGCCGCGGTCTTGAGGGTGTAGTCGACGTCGAGGAAGACGTCGCCGTGGTCGTTCTCGGGGACGTGCTGGTGGGCGCACCAGCCCTGGAAGCTGCGCCACCGGGCGAAGGAGAAGCGGACGGTGTTGGTCTCGCCGCCGTCGCGGGTGTTGGCGCCGTAGCTGGCGGGGTAGGGCTGGAAGGCGGGCGCGGCGAGGGGGATGCCGAGGCGCTTGTTGGCCTTGGCCATGAAGTCGGCGAGCTCGTCGAGGGCCCACTGCGGGGCCTCGGGCCAGTAGATGTAGTCGACGCCGGCGCGCAGCGTCACGGAGCCGACGCGCCAGGTCTTGCGGTGGGCTGGGTCGGTGGTGCCGACGAGCTCGAGCTGGAGGGCGTTGAGGGTGTTGGTCTCGACGCCGCCGTCCTCGTTGCGGAGCGCGCGGGACGACTCGCTCTCGAGGTAGTGCTGGAAGACCTGCAGCTTGCAGGCCTTGATCTGCGGGACCAGCGTGTAGTGCGGGGCCTTCGCTCCGCCCTCGTAGGTGGGGCGGCCGGTGGACTCGGTGGAGTGGAGGACGCCGACGTTGGGGCGGATCGGGGAGCCGACGAATCGGCCGTGGTACCACGCGGTGGTCTGGTCGGCGCCGGGGTGGCCTGGGTGACGGGGCATGGGGGTCTCCTCGGGGGTGTAGGTGCCAGCCATCGGGCGATGGTCGGACGAGTAGCCGGTCAGGGAGCGGCCGGCGACCGGGGCCGCGTCGCGGACCCAGATGATGTCGATCGAGCGGTCGGGGTCGTGGGCGGGGAAGGTGGGGACGGCGATAGGGCGGAAGCCGGCGGCGCGGAGGGGATCGAGGAGCTCGAAGTCGGCCTCGGCGTTCCAGTCGCCGTGAAGGGCGATCGGGCCGTCGACGGTGCTGGCCCAGGCCACGATGCCGGCGACGTACTTGGCGTAGAGTTTGCGGCGGCGGGCTCGGCCGATGCGGGAGATCGGGCCGGTGACGGGCCTGGTCACGGAGGGCGGCATGTGGATGTCGGCGACGGTGTAGTCGCTGCCGTCGGGCATGCCGAGGTCGGCCCAGAGGATCCACTTCGCGGCGAGGGTCCGCGGGCCAGCTCCCCAGGCGCCCACGAAGGACCGGCGGGTGCAGCGGATGTAGCCGTAGGCGTTGACGTGGACGGTGGGGTCGATCAGGAACGCGAGGTGGCCCTTGTCCTGGCCGGTCTTCTGGAGGACGGTGGCGCCGGTCTGCTCGAGCTCGTCGACGCGGTCGGCGACCTCCTGGGCGGCGGTCACGAGGAAGAGGGAGACGAGCTTGTCGAAGTCGTGGGCGACGCGGTCGGGCTTCGCGTTGCCGGCGTTGTAGCTGCAGCTCGTCTCGGTGGCGGTGGTGGGGGTTGCTTCCATGAGGAGGGGTCCGTTCTCAGTCGGTGCTGCCGTTGTCTGGGATGGTACGTGTCGGGTACTCGGCGGTGTCTGGTCGCAGCCGGGCGGGGCGCGCCGGCATGGGCTCGTGGGGCTTCGGGGACCGGGCCCAGCCGCGGAGGCCCCAATGTTCGAGCTCCCAGGTGAACATGGCCCAGGCGTTGTCGCGCGTCTGGAGGTCGCGGATCTGGTCGTCCTGCTCGGCGAGTTTCTCGGCGATGAAGATCAGGGCCTGGTCTCGGCTGTTGGGCTTCTCTTCGCGCTTGGTGGTGATCTTCACCGCGGTGGCGGCTTCGTCGGAGAGGTCGAAGAGCCGCAGGCGCTTCCTGAGCCAGAGCACGAAGACGCCGACGATTGGTACCACCAGAGTCGTTGTTGCGACCCATGCTGCGTCACTCACTTGCCCTCCTTCTCGAACAGCGCCTGGAGGTTGGCCGCTGCTCGCCCGATCGGTTGGAGTGTGATGCTCGACTCGCCCTTGGTGTGGCGGATCTCGCCGATGTTGAAGTCGAGGTAGGGGGTGATGGAGGTCCCGTCGGCGAAGACGCCGAGGGCCCTCACCCGCTGTCCTTCGGTGACCAGCATGACATCGGCTGGGGTTCCTCCTGCGTTGGTGAGGTTGGAGGCGTCGACCTCGATGGAGCCGACCGCGGCGAGGCGTGCTCCGTCGCGGGCCAGGACGTTCGCGATGATGCTGTTTGCTCTCGCCGACGTCATGGGCCCGCGGCCCACCAGGGAGACGGCCTTCTCGGCGCCTCCCCAGGGAGCGGCGGTGTCTTCGGCGGTCGCGGTCGCGTAGGCGCTGGTGCCGGAGTTGAAGAACCGGCCGAACACGTATTGGGCGTAGTCCTCGTCATCGACGCCGAGCGCGACGTAGCCGGGGGCGATGAACCACTCCGGGTCCGTGGCGAGGGCGTCCATGCGGAGGATGCGGCCACCCGGCACCCACCAGTAGGTGCCGGACTCCTCGGCTCCTGCGTCGAGGAGTTGTTGGAGGTAGACGGGGCCGGTGTCGAGTGTCGCGGTGGCAATGACTGGGACGGAGAAGGATGGTGTGATGTCGCGGCCGGCCCAATTCATGCCTCGTGTGATGGCGTCGTCGGTGGTGGCGCCGGGGAATCCGGACGCGGCACCGGAGATCAGGGCGAGGCGCTTCTCGGCTTCGCGGGCTGCTCCGTCGGCGTTGTACTCGCCGGTCTGGGGGTCGACGGCTGCGATGTGGCCGGCCCAGATGGGGGTGGTGCCGTCGTAGATGTCGACGGACTGGCCGCGGTAGAGGCCGTGGTCGCCGGGCTCCATGGTCCAGGCCGCGGACCAGCATCCGTAGGGCATGCGGCCGGTGTAGGTGAGGTCGGCGTACTGCCGGTCGCTGGTAAGGCCGAGCCAGGTGTCGTCGACGACTAGCTGTTCCATCGGGTCAGGGCGCCGTGAGGAGGGCCGGGTGGTGGGACCAGCACGGCGGGTAGCGGAAGGAGACGGGGACGTCGACGCCGGTCTCGGTGACGGTGAAGACCTGGACGCGGCCGGGTGGGAAGACGTGTCGGCCGGCGGCGAACACGTCGGTCCGCTTGGAGAGGGCGTGAGCGTTGCTGCGGTCGGCCGCGGTGCCGGCATAGATGGCGGGGGCGAGGTCTTCGAGGCTGGCAGAGTCGAGGAAGAGCGCCCACTTGGAGTTGACGTCGACGACGGTCAGCTCGCCGATGGTGAGGTTGAAGAGCCAGGCTTCGTCGAGCTTGTTCGCTGGCGCGCTCATGGCGATGGTGACGCGGAGGGTGGCGGTGGTGTTGGCGTCGGGAACCTTGGTGGGGGGGAGGAGGAGCCGGCCGAGGCGGAGGAACATGCGGGAGTCGCCGCCGGCGAACGCGCCGGTGACGGTGCCGGACAGCTGCTCGCCGACGGCGCCTCCGCCGACGTAAACGCGGGCGGTCCAGGTCACGGTATAGCCGGAGCCAGCTACCGATGTGCTGAGGACACAGTTGAGCTCGTAGCGGCCATCGGGGACCTCGGAGAGTGGCTTCTCGAAGGTCTGTGTGCCGGTGGTGAACTCCTGGCCGGAGATGTTGGTGCCGACCGCGGCCGCGGTCCCAGAGATGAAATCTGTTGATAGCTCAGGGGTGTATCCGGAGTCGTCGGCGTACGTATAGACCATGACGATCCCGCCGAGGCTGGATCCATGGACCAGCTCGATCGTGCCAGGGGTCCGCTCGGATCCGAGGACCTCGATCGAGCGGGCGTTCTGGCGGCCGGTGCCGAAGACGGGGAGCTTGTTGTAGCTGCTCACGTCGTCGACGTAGAGGGCCTGGGGGACCGTGGTCGTCGTGAGGTACTCCCCGATGTCGCCGGTGATCTTGAAGGTCGTTACGGAGGTGTCGGCGGTGAGGAAGAACCAGTCGTTTCCCTTGACCAGGACCCGCTGCAGCGCGACGCCGTCGGCCTCGACGCGGAGGTCGGTGAGCTTGCCCTTGGAGGCTCGGGCGGTGACGCAGATGTACGGGACGGGGTTGAAGGCGGAGCGGGTGAGGAGGGCCCACCTGGTGCAGGGCGGCCAGTAGTGGGGCTGGGCGTCGTCGGCGGGCTTGATGATGATGGACGCGGCGTCGGTGGTGGGCGTCGACGATCCGGTCCATCCGGTGGTCGCGGTGCAGGCGTTGATCGAGGTCACGGTCGGCGCGCCGCCGGGCGGGGTCGCGAGCGCGGGGACGGTGACCTCGAAGTCGGAGCGGACGTGGGGGAGGCAGACGAACCGGAGGCCGAAGATCCGGCGGAGTTGGGTCTCGGCGTGGTCGTCGAAAAGCCACCGCATGCTCGAGGTGACGACGACGAAGACGGAGACCGGGGATCCCTGGTGGGGCGGGGTCCAGCGGAGGCGGTTGATCTTCCCGAGCTCGGCGCGGATGTCGGCCTCGGCCTCGGCGAGCGCAATGGGGGTGAGAGCTTCCACGCGGACCTGGAAGAACGACTCGCGGTTGCCGTCGCGGAGGTGGTTGACGCGGGCTCCGTCGAGGAGGAAGGACCGGACCTCCTGCTCGATGGGGTCGCCGTTCCCGAAGGAGGCGTCTGAGGCGAGAACCTCGAGCTCGTAGCCCTTGCCGGCGAGCTTGGTGCCGGGCGAGGACAGGGGGAGCGCGCCGAGGATGAGGCTCTTGGCTGCGGGGGTCCGGTCGTAGACGTTATCCGACACGCGGGTGGCTCCTGTCGTGGCGACCGGCGCGGGCGGCGCCGGTCAGCTTGTCGGCGACGGCGTCGCCCATGTCCTTCGCGGCGTGCCGGGCGTGGCCGTCGAGGCGGTCGACGGTTTCGCGGAGTCGGCGTAGCTCGTTGGTCTGCTCGCGGATCGCGCGGCCGTAGGCGGCGACGCCGGCGGTGCGGCCGGCGTTGGCGGTGACGCGCTGGCGGATGTTGTAGAGCCGCTCGTACTCGCGGAGGTCGCCGCGGCTCATGCCGGAGAGGGTCTGTGCTTCCTGCAGGGTGTCGACCTCGGCGAGCGCGTTGCCGGAGAGGCCTCGCTTGCTCAGTCGCTTGATGAGGTTGCGGTACTGCTGGCCGGAGGCGATGTCGCCGCGGAGGACGGAGAGGGGGTCGCCTGCTCCCCAGATGCCGCCGGCGAACGGGTCGGAGCGGAAGCCGCCGGCGACCGTGGAGGCCAGGTCGGAGCGGAGGCTGTTGGCCTTCTCGCGGGCCTTGGTCTCCTTGTCCAGCGCGCGGCGCGACCGCTCGAGGGACTCGGAGAACTTGCTCAGGCTGCCAACGTCGCTCGAGCTGCCACCGGTGGCCATGCCTCCGCCAGCGAAGCCTGGGAGGTGGCCGTAGCGGGAGGAGAGCATCGACCAGTCGCGGCGTACGAGGTCCTGGGGGATGACGACCTCGCCGCGGTGGACGATGCCGGCGGGCTCGAGCCTTCCACCGGGCCCGGTGTAGCCGCCGGTGTCGTAGACCTGGGGGCCCATGCCGCCGGTGTTGATCATGCGGATGGTGCCGGTCTTGTTGAGGTTCAGGCCGGAGAGCCAGCGGCGGAAGGACTCGATCTGGCTGCGGGCGTGGTCGACGCCGTCGACGTTGATGTCCACGGCGGGGACGTTGGTCGCGGCGTCGGCGTACTTCGCGATCTCGCGCTGCCCGGCGCGCCAGGCGGCGTTGGCTCGGCCGATCTCCGTCTCGGAGGCGTTGGCCAGCTGGCGGAGCCGGAGAGCGCCCTCGGGGCCGGCCTTCTGCAGGGCTTTGATCAGGCCCTGGTTGAGTCCCTTGTTGGCGGCCTCGACGGCGTTCCTGCGGAAGTTGCGGAGCGCCTCGGCCTGCTGCTCGAGGTCGCGGATCCAGTCGTTGAGTGAGACGGACGAGTCGTTGAGCGAGTTGCCGAGGGTGATGAAGCCGCGGGCCACGCCGAGGGCTGCGTTCCGCTCCTTCTGCATCGCGGCGATGTCGGCCAGCGCGGCCTTGGCGTGGCGCTGGGCCGCCGCGCTAGCTTCGTCGGTCGAGCCGGCCGCGCCATCGACTGCTGTCCCGTAGTCGTCGGCGGTGCCGGCGCCGGAGCCGAGGAGGTCGGCGTTCTCGTCGAGGACGGCGTTGAGGTTGTTGAGCGCGGCGGTTGCCTTGGTGGGGCCGACGCCGAAGACGTCGCCGAAGGCGTTGGTGCGGCCAGCCTCTCGTGCCAGGCTCGGGTCGTTGAGCTTCTCGAAGACCTCGACGGCGTACTCGCCGCTCTTGCCGCTCTCGACGAGCGACGCGGCGAGACGGGCGATGTCGATGCCGAGGTCGTCGGCGAACTTGCCGACGTTGGACTGGCCGAGGAGGTCTGTCAGCTCGGAGAGGGAGCCGACCGTGGTGTCGGCGGTCTCGTTGAATCGCTTCCAGTCGTCGAAGATGTCGAAGGACGATTGGAGCGCGACGAGACCGACGGCGGTCGCTGCGGCTGCCGGGCCGATGGAGGCGAGCTTGAGCTTGGTTGCGTCGGCCGTGATGCCCAGGCCGACTAGCGCGGCCTTGGTGGTGGCGATGCCCTGGATGGTCTTGGCGCCGAACCAGGCGGCGCCGCCGATCACCAGGGTGAGCGCGACGGCCTTGGTGGTGGCGGCCTGGATGGGTGCGGGGAGGTCGCCGAGGGCCTGCGAGACCTTGGAGACGCCGGTCGCGATGTCGGAGACGACGGGGAGCATGGTCGCGCCGAAGTCGATCGCGGCGTCGCGGATGTTGTTGATCGCGACCTGGATCTCGGCGGCGTCGGTGCCCATGCGCTTGGCGAACTCGTTGGCCAGCGCGGAGTTTTCGGACCAGGCCTGGGCGGAGAGGTCGAGGCTGTTGGTCAGGTAGTCGCCGCTCGCGGCCATCGAGAGGAGGGCCTGGGAGACGCGGATGTCGGAGAGGCCGAGCTGCTCGAGCACGGAGAAGACGTCGCCGCCGGACTGGTTGATCCGGTTGAGGCCTTCGGTGAAGGAGGCGAACGCGCGGGCCGGGTCGTCGGCGAAGCGCTTCACGAACTCCTTGGAGGACACGCCGGCGACCTGGGCGAAGGTGTCGAGGTCGGCGCCGCCCTGGTGGGTGGCCTTGGAGATGCTGGTGAACACGCGGGAGATCGCGGACCCGCCGGCCTCGACCTCGATGCCCATCGACGCGGCGGCGTTGGCGATGCCGAGGACGTCCTGCTCGGTCAGGCCGATCTGCGCGCCGGTCGCGGCGATCCGCTGCGCCATCGAAACGATCTGGGCCTCGGTGCTCGCGCCGTTGTTGCCGAGCGCGACCAGCGACGCGCCGAGGTTGTCGATCTCGTCGGCCCCGGTGCCCATCACGTTCTGGATCTGCGCGATGTCGGTGGCGGCCTGGTCGGCGGTGAGGTTGGTGGTCGCGCCGAGCTGGAGCATGGTCTCGGTGAAGTCGGCGATGTCGGCGGTCTTCACACCCAGCTGGCCGGCTGCCTCGGCGACGGCGGCGATGTCCTTGTGGGTGGTGGGCATCGTGGTCGCGAGGTCGCGTAGCTCGCCCTCGAGGCTGTTGAGCTGCTGCGTGGTCCCGTCGACGGTCTTCTCGACGCCAGCCCACTGCGACTCCCAATCGACCGCGGCCTTGGTGGCGTAGACCAGCGCGGCGCCCATGGCGAAGCCGACCAGCTTCGCGGTCTTCGAGGCCTTCGCCATCGCGGCGTCGCTCTTGAGTGTCGACCGCTCGACACGCTGCATCGCGTCGGAGCCAAGCTGGCCCGCGGCCTGCATCTGCCGGATGTAGGCCGCGGTCTCCGCTGAGAGTCGTACGACGACCGACCTGGACTCAACGGTCACTGGTGCTCTCCTCAGTCGTCGTCATCGTCGGGCGTGGGTGGGGTCGTCGTGGTCTTCCAGTCGAAGTCTGACAGAGGCCGAGCCGAAAACTCGCGATCGGTGGTCGGTGCCAGCGTGTGGACCACCTCTCGTCCCGCGGCCGCGGAGCATCCGTGGCAGACGTACTCCTCGGGATCGAACCAGCCTTCCATGTCGGCGTGCCAGGCGACCTTGATCGGCCAGCCGCACTCGCACTGGCGCCGCTCGTACTCCTGGAGGCCGAGGAGGAGGGCTCGGTCTTCGGGGGTCCAGGTGGGGGAGTGGATGGTGCTCGTCGGCCGGTCGGGGTGCTCGGGGTCGTCGTAGACGTAGGTGCTGCTGGGGACGCGCAGCCCGAGGAACAGGGTGGGGGCGGTGTGCTGGTCTCGGGCCGCACGGAGGAGCCGGCGCGCTAGCTCCGCGCCGGGCTGACCGAGAAGCTCAGCGATTTTGGGACGCTGATACCGCCCTCGTTGCAGGTGTTCCAGGCGGTGTTGACGAGCTCGGCCATGATGCGGGAGCCGAGCTTGGCGTTGAGCTGCTGCGCCTTCTCGAGGGTGATGGTCGGCTCGATCGCGGTCGCGGCGATGAGGCGGAGGTTGTAGTCGGTGGTGTCGGGGTTGTCGCCCTTGGGGGTGTGGCGCTTGTTGAAGATGGAGTAGTCCTCGCTGGACATGCCGCGGAACCGGACGGACCAGAGGAAGCCGCTCATCTCGGCGCGGACCTGGGCGATAGTGTCGGCCAGCTCCTGCGCGCGGGTGGCCTTGGTGTCGGCCAGGGATGCGTCGTCGTCGGCCTCGAGGAGCTTCCCGGAGCCGTCGATGAGGGTGGAGAGCTCGGCCATGGCTTCGTCGTAGGTGGCCTGGAGGTCGGGGCGGATGCAGACGGTTGCGACGCGCTCGGGGAGGGTGGCGTTGGAGAGGACGTCCTCGACGGTGAAGACGCGGGGGGTGCCGGCGGGGAACGTGATGGCGGTCGGCGTGTCGTCGGCGGGGTCGGCGATGAAGGGGGAGCCGAGGGGCTGGTCGGTGGTCATAGCTGGGTCCGTTCGTTTGAGGAGATGGGTTGGTCGAGGAGAGCGGGGGGTGGTGCGGGTGGTGCTGGGTGTGGCGCCTGCTCTCCTCAGGGACGGGCGCCACACCCAGGTCGGGGGTCAGGCGACGAGGATGTTCTCGTAGCCCTTGGAGACCACGCAGACCACGCGGCGCTTGATGTAGCCGGTGCCGTCGCCGCGGGCCGGGGAGTCGTTGACGATCTCGGCGCCGAAGTAGAGCTCGTCGGCGGCGGCGAACGCGTCGGTGCTGATCTTCGCGGTCTCGCGGGCGTAGGCGTAGAGGGTGGCGCCCTTGACCTTGAGGGCCTGGAAGAGCGCGTCCTCGGTGGCGTGGGCGTTCTTCGTGGTCGCGTCGAAGTAGCGGAACGCAGTGAACTCGCAGACGTAGGAGCTCAGGCCGAGTGCCTCGGTCTTGCCCTGGTCACACAGGGCGGGCTCGCTGATCTTGTCCGAGCCGGTGGGCCCGAAGTTGAAGTCGCTCGAGAGGATGTTGCAGCTGACCGACGCGGTGGTCATGATGCCGGCGTTGAGCTCGGCGACCGTGGGCGCTGCGGGGTTGGCGGGCTTGGCGGTGAGGAGTGCGAAGCGGACGTGGCCTTCGGCCAGGCTCTTGGGCATGGTGTGTCTCCCTGGTGTTGTGGGTTGGTCAGCGGTTCTTGCCGCTGGCCTTGGTGGTGGTTGCCGTGGCCGGCGTGGGGTCCTCGGCCGGCGGGTCGCCGGCGGGGTCGGTGGGGTCCTCCGGCGGGGCGTCGTCGCCCTCGGCCTGCTTCGCCCGCGCGGACGGCGCCCACTTGAAGGGCAGCTTGAGGACCGGGTCTTCCATGTAGTGAGGGGGGACGAGCTGCTTCTCCCCGGTGGCGATCACGACGACCTCGACGAATCCGATCTCCTGCGACATGGGCCTGGCCTCTTTCCTTGCTGGGGGTCTAGATGGTGGTCTGGTACTGGAGTAGAGCGTAGAGCCGCGGCGGGCTCACGGTCGCATCATTCAGCATCGGCGCTGCGGAGCCTGGGAGGCGCTTCACCGGGCCGGGGAACGGGTGGCCGGCCAGGACCGGGGTCCAGCCGAGGAGCCGTGCGTCGATGCGGTCGACCAGCGCGAGGAAATCCTCGGGGTCGCCGGCGGCCGCGGTGATGCGGAGGGTGATCGTGGTCCCGTCGGGTGTGGTGCGGCAGAGGGACAGGTCGGGGCCGTCCTCGCCGGTGCCGGGGTAGACGACGTAGTAGGGCTGGACGGTGGGGTCCAGGGGGCCCTTGGCGGGCGGGTCGACCGGGGTGCCCTCGACGATGGGGCGGCCGATCCTGCCGTAGTAGCCGATGGTGGTCGGGGTCATCGCGGCTAGCTGGGCGGCGACGGCGTTGCCGAACTCGCGGAGCATCAGAGGTCCTTGGTCGCGAGCTGGGCGAGGCCAGCGGTGAAGCCGGGCACGTTGCGGTCGAAGGCGGGGCCCATGAACGGCTGGCCGGGCTGGGTGCTGGTGCCGTACTCCTGGAAGATGCCGTACTCGGCGGTGGGCCCAATCTCGGCGGTCATGATGCCGGCGTTGCCGTTGCCGGTGATCGTGGTCGAGATGCTCGAGCGGAGGAAGCCGGTGTCGACGGGGGCGAAGACCTTGCCGTCGGCCTCGATGCGGAGCGCGGTGACGCGGAGCAGGCGGGAGGCGTCGACGCCGACGCGTCGGCCGGCGTTGGCGAGGCGGGTGCCGAGGGCGCGGACCTCGGAGATGTCGATGGGCATCGGAGGGCTCCTCTCAGCCTGGCGCTGGCGCGGTGGTGGTCTGGTGGGGGTTGAGGCTGCAGTAGAGGTCACGCTCGAAGCGGAGGCTCCCCACGGCGACGTGGGTCACGTAGAGGGGCTGGGCGTCGAGGATCGCGTCGCCGGAGAGGAGGACGGTCACGATGTCGCCGGCCTCGGTCTCGACGTCGGCGTCGAGGGCCACGAGGTAGGTGGAGACGGGCTCTGGGTCGTCGGCGACCTGGGGGTTGGCTCCTTGGCCGGCGGTGCGCTGCACGCGGGCCCAGCCCTCGAAGTACGGCGGGTTGGGGGTGGTCTCGGTCTGCTCGGTGGCGGCGTTCCACGAGGTGATGGTGGCGACGGCGGGGTGGCGTAGCTCGACGCGGGCGGTCCAGGTGCCCTCGACGACGGGGCGGTGGTTGTCGTCCCAGCCGTGGGGGACCACGGCCCAGCGGGAGAACGGCTTGCGGCCGCCGCGCCGGCCGTAGTGGAGGCGGCGCCTGGTCACAGGACGTCGACCTCGGGCTCGGCGAGCTCGTAGCCGTCGTTGAGGCCGTTGATCGGGATGATCTCGAAGTAGCCGGCGTCGTCGGCGGAGTCGAGGTCGCTGTTGTGCTGGGCTCGGAGAGCGGCTGCGCGCTTGTGGAGCTCGGCGGCGACCTTCGGGCCGTCGGTGGTGAGGTCCTGGGTGGTGATGGCCTTCGCGAGGAGGACCTCGTTGTCGGCGATGGTGTCGATGGCCTGCGCGGCGGCCAGCTTGACGACGTTGCCCTCGAGGGTGAGGAAGACGCCGATCTCGTCGTCGGTGAAGAGGTAGTCGTCGGAGTCGTTGTCGTTGGCGAGGAGCCGAACCATGCCGATGGTGCTGGCCGGGTCGTAGGCGTTCGGCATGGCTCGGGTCCTCTCCTGGGTGTTGTGCTGCAGCTCAGAGCTGCAGGGCCTCGACGGTCACGGTGGTGACGCCGGAGTAGGTGATGGCGACCAGGCCGTCGGCCGGGTCGGCGAGGTCGGCGGGGAACGGGCCGAACCTGCGGCGGGCGCCGGCCGCGACGGCGGTGGCGACGTCGGGGTTGGCCAGGCCGTAGCTGGTGTTGCCGGGGACCGCGATGGTCACGGTGATGGGGCTGCCTCCGCCGTTGTTGACGTCGAGGAAGCCGCGGTCGTTGGGCGCGACCTTGTCGCCGCCGGCAGAGGCGGCGACCGGTGCGGCGAGGGTGCCGGCGATCGCGATGCGGGAGTAGGCGAGGGTGGCCATGCTGGGCTCCTGGTTCTTGTGGTGGTGGGTGCTCGGCGGCGCCTGAGGTTACGGGGGAGCTCCCCCAGACGCCGCCGAAGGCTCGGCCTAGGAGCCGGAACCGTTGGAGTACGCCGTCGCGATCATGTCGGTGCCGGCCGCGCCGACGACGTGACGCACCCGGTACTGGATGTCGTCGACGTCGAAGCTGCCCTCCTCGGCCGGGATGGCGCCGCCACCGACGCGGGAGCCGGTGTCGGCCTTCACGCGGAGGTCAGGCGCCTCGTGGCCGCGGAGGAACGCGACGAAGAACGGCGGGCGGGTCGAGGCCACGTCGGGCAGGAGGTACCAGCCGGTGTTGACGTTGGCGCCGAGGTCGAGGACCGTGAGCCAGGGCTCGACGACGATCTTGATCTTCCCGCGGAGCCAGTTGCTGGTGCGGATCTTGCGGGTGCCCTCGGTGATCTCGATCTCGGTGGCGCCGAGGATCTCGTTGGCGAGGACCTCGAGGGCCGGCGGGATGACCAGGTTGTAGGCCTGGACCACGATGGGCAGGCCTTCGGGGTCCTTCCGCTGGCCGATCGCGGTGAGCGCGGCGGCGATCGCGGCGGCCGAGAGGACCGGGTTGCCGGTGAGCAGGTTGGTCGACCCGCCGGACCAGGTGTCGGTCGCCATGTCGTAGGTCCGGCCCCAGGCGGTCGCGTTGAAGTACGCGTCGTTGGCGCCGTTGCCGTCGGTGAGGAGGCCGACCGCGGCCTTGGTCTCGGTGTTGCGGGCCCCGACGGCCAGGGAGCCGGGGAGGTCCTGCAGCTCGCCGAGCTCGTCGTTGACCATCGACTCCCACGAGATCTGGAAGCGCCCACCGAACTTCTCGACGAAGATCTTGTAGAGCGCCTTGGAGAGCGATCGGGCGGGGAACTCCTGGAGCTCGGGGACCTTCTCGAGCGCGGCGTGGCCACCCATCAGGTCGACCAGCTTCTTCTCCTTGAAGTCGCGGGTCGTGGTCCGGCGGGCGTACATGGTCCACGAGGGGGTGATGTCGGTGTAGCGGTCCATCATCTCGCGGTCGAGGACCTCGAAGGCGGCCGCGCGGAAGTCGCTGGTGGACAGCGCCTCCTCGAGGTCGAGCATCGCGCGGCGGTTGCCGGCGAACGCGCGGGCCATGAGGGTGCCGGCCTCGAGGACGAGTGCCTCGGAGAGCGGGCGGCGGCGGAAGGTGCGGTCCTCGGTCTGGCCGGGGATCTCGACCTCAGCACTGAGCAGGGTGGGCATGGGTTTCTCTCTCTCTCAGCCTGCGGCCGTCAGCCGTTGGCCAGCTTGACGCGGATGGTGGCGGTGGCGCCGGACGTCACGGCGGCGAGGGCCGTGCCGAAGTAGACGCCGGTGGCCTTCTTGGAGACCGGCGGCGTGTCGGCGTCGGTGTAGTAGAGCTTGTCGCCGGCCGCGACGGCGACGTTGCCGCCGGCGTTGATGCCCTTGACGGAGATCTCGGCGACGCCGTCGAACTTGACGGTCGTGGTGCCGTCGGCCCGCTCAGCGGTGAGAGCGACGCCGGCGATCTCGCCGTAGCGGCACGGGTCGCCGCTCTTGGGGGTCGCCGGGTGGGTGACGACCACGGACAGCTGGTCGCCGTCGTCGAAGATGATGTTCTTGGCCATGGCTCAGGCCTCCTTGATCTCGGTGCGGCCGAACGCAGCGCGCCGGACCTTGTCGGACTCCTCGCGGAGCTGGGCGTCGGTCTTGGCGACCGGCTCGTTCTTGGCGCCGAAGCCGGTCACGGTGCCGGCGCCGGCCTCCTCGAGGCGGCGGGCGTGGGACTCGCGGGCGCGGGTGACCTCGCCCTCGAGGATGGTGGTGAAGGCGGGCTCGTCGAGGAGACCGGCCTCGGTGAGCGGCAGGCCGGCGACCAGGCCGCGGACCTCGAGCTCGGAGAACGCGATGCCCTCGAGGGCCTGGATCATGCGGCGGGCGCCGAGCTCGGCGCGGGCCTGGTCACGCTCGGTGACCGCGGTGTCGCGCTCGCTCTCGAGCACGGTCGCCCGGCCGGACTGCTCGAGGAGTCGGGTGTGCTCCGACTCCTCGATGGTGATGTTGCCCATGTTGTCCTCCTCGGACTCTTGGGTTGTGGTGGTGGTTCGCCCGGCCGGGGTCGGCTGGGACGTCTCGGTGGTGGTGGGGACGTAGCTGGTCTGGACGCGGACCTCGGTGCGGTCGCCGGCGAGGGCGGTGCCGTCGCTGGTGTACTGCTGGCCGAAGAGGCCGGAGCCGTCGGGTGCCTCGACCTCGAACCAGACCGTGCTCTTGTCGGGGTCGAAGTCGCGGACCCAGACGTAGGTCTTCTCGGCGCCGTAGGCGTCGCGGAGCGCGTTGGTGAGGGCGTCGCGGATGTCGTTGGCGGCGGCCTCCTCGAGGCCGTGCTCGAGGGCGCGGGTGGTGGAGGCTGCGGACTCGAGGAGCTGCAGGACGCGGCCTCCTCGGCCGGCGCGGGTCACGAAGTCGACCGACCGGACGGGCGCGGCGATCTGCTCGATGATGTCGCCGCGGCGGCCTTCGGCCTCGCCGACCTCGGCGGTCGCGTCGCCGCGGATGGAGACGCCGATGTCCTCGAAGACGGTCTCGACGAAGGGCTGCCAGCCGGGGACGACCTGGACCTCGCCGACCAGGGCGCCGGTCTCGGGGAGGGCGTAGGCGTCCTCCTGCACCACGGCGACCAGGTCCCTCACGGAGCGGACGGGCCGCTCGAGGTTCTCCGTCGCGGTCGGGTGGTCGGCGTACATGTGGGTGCCCTTGGGGATCACGCGGTTGGTGGCCGCTGCCTCGAGGACCTCCTTGGAGTAGTAGCCGGAGGCGCCCCACCCTGGGTCGATGAACTGGACCAGCATCCGGCCGGTCGCCTTCGCGGACGCGGCTGCAGCCTCGGTCAGGGCGATGGTCTCAACGATGCGGTGCGTCATAGTCGGCCTCCTCGGTTCGGAGTCTAGGCTGGTCGGATGGTCAATGGCTCGGAGGCTCGGTGTGTTGAGCATGTCTGGGTGCTGTCGGAGGCGGTGTTCTCGGCCTCGGAGAGCGAACTCTCGTGGGCCTGCATCCGGTGTCCTGAGGTGAAGATCACGCGGCCCGCCGAGGCCTCGCCGCTGGTATGTCTCCCAGGGGTCTGACGCCGAAGGAGTCGCGCCAGCCGTCGGTCGACCGGGTCTTCGTCATGTCGTCCCACCCGATGTCGCCGTTGCGGAACAGCTCGAGGCGGCGGGGCCCCATGATCGCTAGCTGTTCGGCGTCGGTGAGCTGGTCGAAGGTGTCGGCGGCGTTGGGGACCAGTGACGGGGGCTCGGGGACGTCGTAGCCGAGGTCGGCCCAGGTGCGGGTGACCGGCATGCGGGTGCAGCGGCCTTGCTGGTGGTCCCAGGGGCCGGGCTCGTCGAGGGGGTGCTCGGTGCCGTGCTGCGCCCAGCACGACGGGCAGGTCCTGGTGTCGAGCTGCGCGACCCACTGCCAGCCGCGGAGGAGGTCGGCGTTGGCCTGGTGGGTGAGGGCGGCGGCGTCGCGGGCTGCGTCGATCTGCTCGGTCCTGGTGATGATGAGGGCCCGGTTGAGGGGGAGGTTGAAGCCGTGCTCGAAGGCCTGGACCATGCGGTTGCCGAGGACGGTGCGGCGGGCGGTCTCGCGGGGGTTGAGGCCGAGCTGCATCCCGCGCACGAGCTCTTGGCGTACGACGGCCATGCCTCGCTCGCCGAGGTCGTCGGCCAGGGTTGTCACGGTGTCGGTGACGCGGCGGACGATGGCCTCGATCTGGCCGCGGTCGGCTCGGATCACGGAGGCGCGGAGGCCGAGGGTGTCGTCGGTGCCGGCTGGGAGCTGGGATCGCATGATGTCGAGCTGGGCGGCTGCGGCGTCGGCGGTGAGGTCGCCGAGGGGCTCGGTGATGGTGACGCCGGCGTAGCTACCGAGGTCGCGGATCGCGGCTTCGGTCGCGGCGAGGGCTTCGATCACGGACCTGGTGCGGAGGGCCTGGGAGATGGTGAGGCGGCGGCCTTCGTCGTGGGCTTCGAGGATCATCTCGACGACGGTGTTCCAGTCGCCGGCGATCGATTGCCAGGCCTCGGCCCAGCGCTGCACGAGGAGGCGGGTGGTGTGGTCGACGTTGCGGTCGAGCCGGACCCTTAGCTGGGTGTCGAGGCGGAGGGTGTCGTCGTTGATGCTCACCCGAAGACCTCGGGCGGGATGTCGACCACTGGCACGGTCTGGCCGGCGAGGGCGTGGCTGCTGTCGGGCAGGAACTCCCAGACGCCGTTACGGATGTAGGCGTGGCATCGGTGGTCAGGGTGCCGGCCGCCGGTGAGGAGGATGGAAGGCTCGACGGTCAGCGCGCCGTTGCCGCCGATCTCCCAGGACCAGCGCTGGTCGATGATCTGGGTCTCCTCACAACCTGGGCACCAGAGGAGCAGGCCGCGGCCGTGGACGGCGAGGGTGACGGACATGTACTTCATCGGAGCGCGGCCGCTGGGTCCTCGCCGCGGTTGAAGGCGTCGACGGCGACGTCGGCCGCGGTCACGTTCGGGCGGATGAATTGGCCCTGGTCGTCGGTGTACTGCGCCAGGGTCTCGTCGACGTCCTTGACGCCGAGGGCGGTGAGGATCAGGCGGAGCGCGATGAGGTCGGGGAGGACCTGGGTGCCGTGAGCGTCGACGATCGCGGCGATCAGGTCCTTGACGGGGACGTCGACCAGCTGCGGCCAATCGAACTCGAGGGTCCGCTCGGTGTTGCCGGCGAGGGTCACCCGTAGCTGGTTCCAGTCGTCGCGGGCGAGGGCGCCGCGGAGGGGGCCGCGGGGTGCGAGGACGGCCTGGTCGATCGCGTAGTTCACGAGCTCGGTGTCCTTGGCCTCCCAGAGGAGGCGCCTCATCCCCATCTCGAGGAGGGTGGGGAGGTCCAGGGTCTCGGCGACCGCGCGGGCTCCGGTGACGCCGGGGTCGGCGAGGAGGACGGTGACGGGGAGGCCGACGCCGGCGGCCGCCATGCCGGCGAGGTGCTTGCCGGAGTCAGCGTCGACGGTGGCGCCGCTCTTGGGGATGGCCTCGAGGGTGACGTTGTCGGAGCCGGCGAAGACCTGGCCGACCTGCCCAGCCTGGCCCGATGGCGTGGTCGCGGGGGTGGCGGCGTTGGCACGGATCGCGGCCGCTGCTCGCTGGGTGCGGGTCTTGTTGCCGCCGGTGACGCGCATCGCGTACTTCGAGAGGGCGCGGACCACGAGCGCCCAATCGCGGAGAAACTCGCGGTACATGCGGGCCCAGGCGACGGAGGCGTAGACGTCGGGGACGCCGTACTTCCAGCCATCGAGCCGGTTCACTGCGATCTGCTGCATCGGGGCATCCCAGCGGACCTCGGCGCCGTTGATGGTGCGGGGCCGGACGGTGGGCCTGTAGCCGAGGTCGGGGTGGTAGACCTTCCGCCGCTGCTTCCGGATCCGCGTCCCGCCGGGGTTGTAGCCGGCCTCGATGATGTCCTCGGTGAGCTCGCGGACGTAGAACCAGACGTCGTCGCGGTCCTCGGGGTTGGTGATGATGTCGACGATCTCCTCGAAGGGCGTCGTCCTGCACTGGACGCGGCCGGTGAGCGGCGAAGTGAAGGCGGCGCGGATGACGTTGCCGTCGGTGCCGAGGGCCCGCTCGAGCTCCTCGCGGGCCTGGGAGCCAAAGACGGTCTTCTCGTTGTCGTCGACGAACCGCTGCACGACGGCGTTGACGTCCTGCTCGCCGCCCTCGGCGTCGCCGACGGCCTTCGCGCGGATCTCGACTCCCTGGCCCCAGATGTAGGCGATCCTCACTTGGAGGCCGCGCTTGATCAGGGGGTTGGAGAGGGCCGAGGCGCGGCAGATTTCGGAGATGCGGCGGCGGCCGGAGTCGGAGAGCTCGTCGCGGACGCTGGAGGACAGGTCGCGCCAACCGCGGTCTTCGAGGGCCAGCTCGAGGTCGGCGAGCGACTCCTCGAGCATGAGGGTGTTCTCCTGCTCCTGGCGGAGCCGCTCGAGGGCGGTGTCGCGGTCGGCGATCGCGGTGGCGACCTCGGTGGAGCTGGTGCCGAACATGGCCACGGTTGGCTGCCTCTCGTTGGACGTGCTGCGCGTGTGGTCTAGCCGCCGCTCGACCCTATGCGCGCCCCAGGGTCTTTCGTGAAGCTTCCTCGCCGCCGATCGTAGCGTCCTCGCCGATCCATGGTGTGTCGCCACGGTGACAGGGTGTGTCCGGTGAGCGGCGGGGGTGTGACTTTCGCCTGAAACTCTTTCGGGCGAATGTCAGCCGGGGAGGTAGCTGCCGAAGCCGACCAGGTCGGGGTCTTCGTCCTCGGGGTGCCAGAGCTCGTCGCCGCCGAGGAGGGGGTCGAGGATGAGGCGCTTGTTGGCCTGGGTCTGGGCGTCGACCTGGTCGTCGTGGGTGCCGGTGGGGAACGCAGCGTGCTCCTCGACGAAGTCGGCGACCCACGCGTAGGGGGCTTCGCCGGTGTCGGGGTCGTGGTCGAGGAGCGGGCTGGGGAGCCACATCTGCCGGGCCTCCTGCAGCGGGGAGACCGCGGCGGCGCGGGCCTCCTTCGAGCCGTCGGGCTCCTCGGGGACCAGGCCGGGGACGGTGCGGCGGAGCGCGGCGATGACCGCGGTGCCGTTGGCCTTGTCCTCGACGAGCTTGAGGAGCGCCTGCGGCCACTTCGCCGAGAAGGCGATGAGCTGCCGGCAGGTCTCGGGGAAGTCCCAGCGGCCGCGGACCTGGTCGAGGAGGAACGTCTCGGCGCCGCGGCGGATCCAGACCTGGCCGACCACGTAGTCGGAGGACTCGAGGTCCTTGAAGGCCATGTCCCAGGAGGCCAGGATGTCGTCGGCCTGGGTGACGAGCCGGGATCCGTCGGGCCTGGTGATCCACTGTGGGGTGTCGTAGTAGCGCCAGTTTTCGCGCTTGAAGATCGTGCCGGTCGCCGAGCTCGGGCGGCCTTGGTAGAGGGCTTGCCAGCCGCGGGAGCCGGCCTGGACCTTGATGGCCTCCCACTGGTCGTCGGTGCGGCCTCGAGCGGATGCGAGGTACTCGCCGGGCTCCCGGCCGAGGGGGTCGGTCTCGCCTTCGTTGGGGTCGTGGTCGGCCTGCGCCGGGATGCGGAGGACCTTCCAGCGGTGGCCGTCCTCGGCCTTGATGAGTCGGCCGGCGAGGTCGTCGTCGTGCCACCTGGTGAGGATCAGGACCACCGGGGCGCCGGGGGAGAGGCGGGTCGACGCGGTCTTGGTCCACCATTCCCAGACGGAGTCGCGGTAGGTCTCGGAGTCGGCTTGCTTCGCGTCCTTGATGGGGTCGTCGATGATGAGGAGGTCGACGGGCCGGCTGGTGAGGGCGCCGCCGACGCCGACGGAGACCACGCCGCCCTGGTAGCCGAGGAGCTGCCACTCGGCTTGGGCTGAGACGTCGCGGCGGAGGGTGAAGCCGAAGGCGTCGGGGTTCTCGCGGACGTCGTCGCGGATGGTGCGGCCGAACCGGCGGGCCACGGAGAGCTCGTAGCTGCAGATCGCGACCCTGGTGTCGGGGTTGTGCTTGAGGAGCCACTCGACGCCGCGGCGGGTGACGCGTTGGCTCTTGCCCTCCTGGGGGGGCATCACGATGATCGTGCGGGAGTCGGGGGTGGCGGCGGCTTCGACGATCGCGGCGTCGATGAGGTCGAGGGCTGGGGTCTGGATGGTCTCGGGGTCGAGGGCGCGGGCCAGCTCGCCGGGTGTGGCGTAGGTGGTGTCGAGCTGGCCGGTGAGGTGCCGGGCTAGCTCGTCGATCCAGCTGGTCGCGGTCATTCGTGGGCCTCGCGGCCGTCGAGCGAGTGGTGGACGATGAGCCAGCCGTTGGAGCCGTCCTCGCGGAACACGGCCTCGACGGTGGGTCCGCAGGGGCAGGCGTCGCCGGAGGTCTCGTGCTCGATCAGGTCGGCGACGGGGTAGGTGTGGACGGTGGTCATGGGTTCTCCGTCGAAGCGGCGCGCGCCACCGGGCCGTGGGTGGTGGTGGCGCGCGCCGGGCTCATCGGGTCAGCCGTGCTTGACGACGCCGCCGGTCTTCGCTGCGGCGTAGTCGGCCCACTTCTGGACGTAGGGGGTGCCGACCTGCCAGGAGCCCATCGGGAGGATGATGACGTGGCCGTCGCGAGCGAACCACTGGTCGGCGTCGAGCTGGGCCTGCCAGTAGGCGACCGCGGCCGCGGGGTCGTCGTAGCGGATCACGGAGAAGTCCTGGTTGCCGATCTTGTCGTTGCGGAACTTGCAGTCGGCTCCGACTCCTCCGCCGGGCCAGGTGCCTCCGCCGGGGTAGAGGTCGCAGTCCATGAGGCCGGCGTCGGTGATGACGGCGGCGGGGACGGTGAAGGCCTGGGCGGGTGGTGCGGTCGCGGCGAGGGCGCCGAGGGTGAGGGCGAGTGCTGCGAGGAGGCGGGTGATGCGGTTCATCGTTGGGTGTTCCCTTCTGGTGGTGGTTGGTGGTGCTGGGGGTCAGGGGTACTTGATGGGGCCGTAGCAGAGGTTGATGCCGGAGCCGCCGACCATGCGGATCCAGACCAGGTCCCAGGCCTGGGCGTTCCAGGAGACGAGGGAGCCGAAGTTCTGGCCGGACCCGATCTGCTGCTCGTTGCCGTCCTTGGTGCGGTACTCGACCTGCCCTCCGCCGACGTACTGCGAGAGCTTCACGCGGATGGCGTACTCGCCGGACGTGGCGCAGGAGTCGGAGCATCGGCGGAAGGCGGAGTTGTTGTCGTAGGAGTACGGCGCGCAGTCCCAGGTGCCGAGCTTGGCGTCGGGGGCGTCAGCCTGCGCGGGGGTGGGGGCCGCGGTCAGGAGGCCGGCGGTCATGGTCAGGGCGGCGGCGGTGCGAGCGATGCGGTTCATCGGGCGTCTCCCCTTGGTGATGTGCCGCTCGAGCTCGTCGATCCAGTCGGTCGCGGTCATGCGACGACTCGGAGGAGCGGGCGAGGGTGGCAGGTCCGGCAGGGTCGGAGGTCACGCTCGGCGGCGGTCCGCATGGTGACCGCGGGGGCCTCGCGGCCGGTGCTCATCTCGTAGCTGGTCAGGCCTTCGCATCGGGGGCTGGCGTGGTAGCACTTTCCCCTGGGTGCGGCGTAGAGGCTTGCCGGCTTCACTGGTCCTCCTGCTCTTCGGTGGGTTGGGGTGGTGCTGGTGGCATCTTGCCACTCGGGGGGCGTCGGTCGGTGCGGCGGCGGGCGTCGCGTTTCCAGTGAGAGATCATCTTGGCGCCGCGGCGGGCTTCTCGTCGGTGGCGCTGGTGGGCGATCGCGAGGGCGATGGTGAAGAGGGCGAGGCCGAGGAGGAGGCCGGCGGTGGCGTTCATTGGTCATCCCTCCCATTCGGCGATCGCGCCGGTGTCGGGCGGCCAGCGGTGCGGGCCGTCGTGGCCCTGCTCGCGGCCGCATGTGTAGTGCCGGCGGTCCTCGTAGAGGCGGCGGGGGAGCTCGACGGTGGACTCGGCGTTGCAGCGGGTCTGCATGAACCGGGCCGCGGCGGCCGAGACCTGGCGTAGCTGCTCGGCCAGTACGGGGTCGGTGCGGGCGAGGTAGTTGGCGCAGCCGCTCCTGCGACGCCGGCGCGTCACGTCTGGTCCTCCGCTCGATCGCGGTCGACGTAGTCGGCGTAGGTGGTGGCCAGCTGGACCTCGGTGTCGGCGTCGACGGCGAAGAGGGCGACCTCGGCGGCGCGCTCGGCTAGGACTCGCTGCTCGTCGCGGAGCTCCTCGAGCTGGGCGAGGACCGCGCGGCGGAACCGGCGAGCCGAGAGCCACGCCGCGCGGTAGCGGTTCGCGCGGTCACGCCACTCCACCACGAGGTCGCGCGTCATGAGGTCGGCGATCCTGGCCTCGAGCTGGTCGAGGGTGACCAGGATCCCGCCGTGGTCCTGCTGCCAACACGCGGCCGCCACCCGCGCGTCGTTGAGCATCATGGCCATCAGCGCGACCTGCTCGTCGTGGGGCTGCTCGAGGAACCAGTCGGTGAGCTGGGTGCTGGTGGGGATGGTGCCCTCGGGCCAGGGCTTCGGGGTGGCCATCAGACGACCGGCTTCCAGTCGACGGCGTAGGCGTCGTCGAGGCGGAGGTGGGTGGGGAAGAGGTTGCCCTCGCGTGGCCCGGTCTCGGTGACGAGCCGGCCGTGGAGGACGATCAGGGGGTCTTGGTCGGGGTGCTCGCGGCCGCGGATCGTGATGGTCTCGCCGGGCTGGAGCTCGACGTCGAGGTGGGTGCCGCGCTTCGGGGGGGCGGCGCGGTCCTCGAAGCCGCGGGCGAGGCTGGGGAACCACTCGTTGATCTTGGCGGTGGTGTCCTTCACGAGCTCGGCCACGGTGGCGACGTCGAGCGCGGAGACCGTGGCCAGCTGCTCGACCTGGGCGGCCAGGGTGGGTGCCTTGTGGCCGGCGTGCACGATGTTCCAGGCGCGGAGCCGTGCCTCGGTCTGGGTGCCTTCGTAGGCCATCGTGGCGCCGCAGGGGCAGGTCGTGTTGAGGGTGGCCATCACTTGCTCCAGTAGTAGGCGTTGCCGTCGGAGTGCGGCAGGCGGTGGTCGGTTGGGAGGACGCAGCGGTTGCCGTCCTGCTCGTGGCCGCAGGTCCCGCGGCGTACGACGACCTCGAGGTCGCCGGTGAGCTCGAGCTCCTTCGGCATCAGGGTGAAGGTCAGGAGGGCGGGGCTGCTCCCGTCGGTGATGTCCAGTCGAATCGACCTGGCCACGACGTGCCGGGTGATGTCGAGGCCGTCGACGACCAGGCGGTTCTCGGTGGGGCGGCCTCGCTCGAGGTGTAGCTCGACGCGCATCGCGGTCAGCCCTTCTCGTCGATGATGAGGGCGCGCTGCTCGTCCCCGGTGGGCGGCCGGTTCGGGAGCCGGAACGTGCCGTCGGGGGTGCGGACGTCGGCGTACTGCGGGGATCCGTCGTAGACCTTGGTGATCACGCCGTCGTAGACGGCTCCGCCGATGATCGCGACGATCGTGGCGCCTACCCTGGGCTCGTCGACGTGGAAGAAGCTGGAGGCGACGACCTCGGTCTCGCGCTCCTCCTCATCGGGCTCGGACCAGGCGCCGGCGCGCTGCCGGATGCCCTTGACGTGGGCGTCGGAGCTGTCGTCGAGGAGGGGGTTGCCGGCGCGCCAGTCGCGGAACCGAATCAACTCCTGGCGTTTCGCGCGGGCCTTGCCGAGGTCAGCCTCGAGGCGGAGAACCCGCGCGGTCTGCTCGTCGACGCGGTCGTCGGCCTCGAGGAGGTCGGCCTCGGCGACCTGCAACGGCGTACGCCGAGCCGGGGTGTGGGTGTGGTGTTCATGGGGTTGGGGCCTTCCTGAGGAGAGGGTGGTTGGGGTTCATCATGCTCCGACCTAGGGCCGGACGTCGAGGGTGTCGAGGGTGTCGCGGACCTGGCGGCCGAGGTGCTCGGTGTAGGCCGGCGGGATGGAGAGTTTGCAGGCGGTCTCGTTGGTCATCCAGGGGGTGCCGAGGAGGGCCTGCATGACGTCGAGGCTGGGGACGTAGCCGCCCTTGCGGATGTGCTTGGCTTCCCACTTGTCGCGGCCTGCTCCGCCGGCGCCGGCGTAGGTGTCTTGGAGTTTGAGGCGGCCGCAGTAGGGGCAGCGGGGGAGCGTGGTGGGGGCCATGGGTCCACTCTCCTCCCGAATCTGGTTCTTGTCAAGCGAAACCGGGCTAGGTCTAGCCGTCGTCGTCGTCGCCTTCGTCGGCCGCGCGGAGCTCCCCCAGGAACACCGCGGTGACCTGGCCGCGCTGGTCGTCGGTCAGCGGCGGATCCAGGCTATCGAGGGCCCGGCCGAACGCGAGGGCCATCAGCCGGACCTTGTCGGCCTCGAGCTGCAGGGTCCGCTCCGCGATGCCGTGCTGGTGGTCCAGCCCGAGGAGGCTCGCCCGGCGCTCCATGATCCGAAGCACGCGGTCCAGCGCGCGGCCGTCGCCATTGATCGCCTTCTGCCAGAACGACAGCTGCAGCCTGTCGAGGCGCTCCCCTTCGAGCTTGCGGATCTCGGTGGCCGGCTCCTGGTGGACGCGGCCCAACGCGCGCTTGACGATCTTCGCGGCGTTGGATCGGTCGGTGCCGAGGGTCTCGCCGATCGCGGAGAACGAGGCGCCGGCGCGGCGTAGCTCGAGGGCGTGGTTCTCGCGGGCGATGACCTCGACGGAGGGGGTGTGTCCTGCACCAACGGGCATGGTCTAGCTCCTTCGGGTGGTGAAGTCGACGGGGGTGCCGTTCTCGCGGGTGGGAAGGATCCCGGTGTGCTCCTGCCAGCGGCGGGCGATGACGTCGGCGTAGGCGGGGTCGAGCTCGACCATGGCGGCGCGGCGGCTGGTGGCGTGGCAGGCGATCACGAGGGAGCCGGATCCGGCGCAGACGTCGAGGACCTGGTCGCCGGGCTTCGTGCTGCGGTTGAGGAGCCGCTCGAGGAGGTGGGTCGGTTTCATCGTGGGGTGGAGGTCGTTGGCCGCTGGGCGTGGTTCGCGGAGCACGGTGCCCTGGTCGCGGAGGTCGCGGAGGAGGCGCCGCGCTTGGGCGGCGGTGAGGTCGTCGATCGGGGTCTCGTCGTCGAGGATCGTGGTCAGGGTCCGGCCGCCGTACCACGCGTGTGGTGCTCCTGGCCGCCAGCCGTAGAGGATCGGCTCGTGCTGCCAGTGGTGGTCTTGGCGGCCGAGGACGAACCGGTCTTTCACCCAGACGAGGGCTTGCTTGAGGTCCCAGCCTGCCTCGGCGAAGCTCGCGCGGAACGCGAGCCCTTCGGTGTCGGCGTGGAAGACGTAGGCGGGGCCGCCGCGCTTGACGGAGCCGAGCGCTGCTGCGAACAGGGCGGTGAGGAAGACGGCGAAGTCGTGGTCTTCGAGGTTGTCATTGGCGATGGTCATGGCGGCTGCGGTGCCGCCGGTGTAGTTGACGTTGTAGGGCGGGTCGGTGATGAGGGCGGCGGCCTCGAGGTCGGGGCCTACGGCTCGGGCGACGACCTCAGGTCGGGTGGCGTCGCCGACGGCGAGGCGGTGGGGGCCGAGGAGCCATAGCTCGCCGGCCTTGGTCCTCGGCTTTGCTGGGACCGGGGGGACCTTGTCGGGGTCGGTGAGCTGGACGATGGTGCCGGCGGCCGCGGCGGCTGCGATTAGGTCGTCCCGCTCGAGGGGGGTGTAGCCGGATCCGGTGAGGTCGCCGATGGAGGCGATGAGCTCGGCGAGGAGCTGGGTGTCGTAGCCGACCTGGTAGGCGAGGTCGCTGGTGCGGTTGTCGACGGCGACGATGCGGGCGGCGGCCTGGTCGTCGACGTCGGTGTGCTGCTCGGCGGCGATGTGGGTCCAGCCGAGTTGCCGGGCGGCTTCGAGGGTGCCGTGGCCGGCGAGGACCTGGAGCCGGGTCTTCCCGCCGCGGCGTCGTACGACGCGGGTGACGATGGCGCGGTACTGGCCGTTGGTGGTGAGGCTGTCGCGTAGCTCGGCCTCGGCGCGGGCGTCGCGTCGACGGGCGTTGAGGGGGTGGGGGTAGAGCTGGTCGATCGGGACGGCGCGGTCAACGACGGCGGGCCGAATGTTGTGGTGCTCGGTCATGCGGCTCGGCCTCTCGTGCTGAATCGGATGGGCGCTCCCCAGCGTCGGCATCGGGAGCATCGGCGGTCCTTGTGGCGGGTGAAGCCGCGGGGGAGGGTGAACTTGCCGCCCTCCTCGGGGGTACAGGTGCGGCATCGGTGCAGGCGCTTCGTCATCGGGTCTCCTCGGGGTTGTCGAGCCGGCGGGCTTCGTCGGCCCAGGCGCGGAGGTCGTCGCCGCCGCGGTCGTTGGAGGGCAGCGCGTCGGCGATGTTCTCGGCCTCGGTCGCGTCGAGGACCACGACGATCAGGTGCTCGCGGCGGGTGCTGTCGTAGAACACTCCCTCGGTCGGGGTCCTCATCGCTGGCCTCCCTGCAGCCGGGCGGCGACGATCCTGGTCGCAGCCTCGACCACCGTGTCGTGCTCGAGCCAGACGCGGAAGCCGCCACGGCTGCTCGCCTTCGACCAGGCCGTCAGGGCGTCGAGCTCGTCGGCGGTGAGGGTGATGCCGTCGATGGTCGGCGGTGGCCGGTCGGGGTCCGTCGTCGGGGCCTCAGCGGCGATCGCGCCCTCGACCGCGGCGTAGGCCGCGGCGAGGTCGCAGGGCCGGCGTGTAGCTGCGCAGGAGCAGTGGGCGTCGTGCATCGCTCGGGCGGCCTGGGCGAAGCGGAAGGTCGCGGCGGTGAGGCGTTCGTCGGGTGTGGTCATTGGGTGCTCCTCGGGGTGGGTTGTGGTGGTGTGGTGAGGGGGTTTGGGAACCACTCGTGGGAACCGGTCGTGTTGAGTGGTTCCCCCTACGGGGAGGGGGAACCGGGGGAACCACTCATTTTGGGGCGACCCAGGGGGTGTGGGGAACCAGTGGGGAACCACTCGGGGAACCACTCGGGGGGCCTCTTTTGTGGTCGGGTTTTGTGAAGCTGGGGGGTGCTCATGGCTGGCTCCTGGCGATGCGAGCAGCGGACTCTAGGCCCTCGTCGTAGGCGTCATGTAGCCGCGCATCCGGTGATTCGCGGCCGTCGTACTGGCGGCCGAAGTCGGGGCCGAGGTAGCCGCTCTCGATGGCCGCCGCGATGCGTTCCCGTTCCTCGGCGCGTGCCTGGTCGACCGCCTCAGCGATGAGAGCAGCGGGGGTTCGGATCTTCTGGACCGCAGCCTCGGCAACGACGGCACCGGCCTTGGCGAGGAGCAGGGACCCTTGGGCGTCCATGAACTTGCCGGACCGGATCTCGCTGATGGCGATGTCTACGCCGCGGGCGATCTCGACGATGCCCTGTAGAGCCATCGCGCGGGCTTCGGCGTCGGTGATCTCGGTCATGGCTTCCTCCGCAGATGTTCGATGTCGTCCTCGGACCCGCGCGGCCAGGACATGTCTCCGCACACGTGGGGGCCGGGGTGGTTGGGCTCAGCGACGCAGGTCAGCAGGAGGCTGTTGCCCTCACTGCCGGGCCAGAAGGCGGGCGGGATCAGCTTGTGGGCCAGGCAGATGCCGCCCCGCTCCTGTTCCGGTGTCAGCGCGCTCATGGCCGGGGCTCCGTGGTGTCAGGCGTTGCGATGGGGATGGCGAACCGGCATTCGGCGCCACGCCCACACGAGCAGTAGTAGTCGCTGGGGTCGTCTACGCCAGCCGCAGCCGGGGTGATGTCGGGCAGGTCTGCCTCACCGGCCTCGCGCTCGAAGCGGCAGTAGCGGCACTCGCCGCACGGGTCCTCGCGGCAGTCGGTCATCATGGCCGGGGCTCGCTCGTGGCGTCGGGTGCACCGAACTCAGCGACGAGAGCGGTCGTAGCGCAACAGGTGGCCGGGTCCTTGGAGTGGTCGTGATACCCGCCGCACTCCTCGGTCTGCCAGTTCAGCGCGCCATCCGATGTGGTGCAACAGTCGCGACAGATGACGTAGACCAGCGCGTCGGCGCACGTGTAGCCGATCTCAGGGATGTCGACCGCGCGGCCAGCTGCCACGTCCTCGTCGGGGTGCCGGTGGTCGCACTCGTCGTAGATGCGGAACGGTGAGTGCAGCGCTTCGACTCGTGCCACCACTTCCTCGCGACCAGCCTGACGGCCAGCCTCCTTGACCTTGGCGACGGCGGCCAGTGTCGCGTCGGCCTTGGGGAAGATGACCGGGTCGTCGTCGCAGCCGCATGCGGCGTCGTGGACGGTGACCTTGATCTCGGCGTGCTCGGCGTCGCTGAGTCCTGGGGTTGGTTGGGTCATTGGGGTGTTCCTTCCTGGGTGTCTTCGTGTTCGCGGTAGTGGACGGTGGAGTGGTGGATGGTGGCGTTGCGGGCGCCGGCCATGGTGGTGATGAAGCCTTCGCGGATGAGGATGTCGATGGCGGTCTTGACGACGCTGGTCTTGCCTCCGACGTGCTCGCGGATGGCTCGGCTGGTGCAGCGGTCGTGGTCTTCGACGTAGCGGGAGACGCGTTCCATGACTTGGGTGGGTCGGAAGGTGCCGTCGGCGGTGGTGGGGTTGTCGTTGGCGTCGATGGCCCAGGTGGTGACGCGGGGGTCGCGTGAGTCGAGGGTGAAGGTGCCGGCGTAGCCGCCGGGGCTGGTGCGGCGGAGCTCGCCGGCGGTGTCTTTGTCGATGCGGAGGGTGAGGTAGCCGACTTGGCCGGGGGCTGGTTTGGTGCGGGCGTCGACGCGGATGTAGGAGCCGCGCATCATGCGTTTCTTGGCGATGGAGCCGATGGCTTGGCCGGCTGCTCGGGCGTCGGCGCCTTTGGGGAGGTGGTCGATGGAGATGACTGCGGAGCCGGCGGTGGCGATGGGGACGAGGGTGGTGCGGAAGGCGTTGGTGACCTCGGTTTCGTCGTTGGGGTTGGCGCCGAGCATGGCGAGGATTTCGCCGATGGAGTCGACGAGGACGACGTCGGGGTGGCGGGTGGTGAGGTCGCGGCAGGCGTTGCGTAGCTGTTCGGCGTCTTCGGGGTCGTAGTAGCGGAAGAGGTTGGGGTTGGCGAGGGTGTTGGGGTGGGCGCCGAGGAGGAGGAGGCGGGCTGCGGTGTGGTTGGGGCCGTTGTGGTCGACGTCGATCATGGCGGCGGTGCCGCCTTGGTTGAGGGCTTCGACGATCGCGGCTTGGCCGACCCAGGTCTTGCCATGTTCGGCGTCGCCGAAGAGACCGTTGATCTTGGCGGCGTAGAAGAGGGCGTGGCCGTCGACGCGGGTGAGGAGTTCGGGGGGGTCGACGGTGGGGGGTTGGCCGGTGAGGATCCAGGCGAGGTCGTGGAGGCCGGTGTTGGCTGGGGTGGCGGCTGGTCCGTAGTTGGCGGCGGCTTTGTCGAGGGTTTCGTAGGCGAGGTCGTAGGCGGTTTCGAGGTCGGCGCCGGTGTTGCGGGTGCCGAGTTGTCGGAGGCGGGTGCCGACGTCGTAGAGGGTGCGGGCTCTTGCTGCGTCGCGGACGGCGGTGGCGTAGTCGGGGGCGTTGAGGGCGAGGGGTACGCCGGCGATGAGTTCGTGGAGGTAGAGGGGGCCGCCGGCGCGGTCGAGTTGGCCTTGGCGGGCGAGGTGGGCGGCGAGGACGACGGGGTCGATGGCGGGGTGGGTGCCGTCCTGGTGGAGGTCGAGGATGGCTTGGTGGATGGTTTCGTGGTTGGGGCGGTAGTAGTCGCGGGCGGCGATGAGTTCGGCGACGATGGGGATCTGGGTGTTGTCGAGGAGCATGGCGCCGAGGACGGCTTGTTCGGCGGTGGTGTCGGAGGCTGGGGTGTTGCCGTTGGTGCTGGTGCGGGGGGTGCCGTTGGTGGGGGTGTCGTAGTCGGGGTCGAAGGGTGGTTCGTCGACGGGTGTGAGGTGGCGGCCGCGGTCGTGGGGGGCGGTCATGGTGCCGGCGCCTGGGTCACGGTGGGTCTGGTCCTCTCGAGGGGGGTTGTCGCCTTGCTGGTGGGCTGCAGGGTTGCGGCTGCGCAGGTGCGGCCTCGCCCGTATGGCTGGAAGGGTGGGGTCGTGGGTCGTCCTTCACCCGGTCAGATCGGGTGTTGACGCGGCCGCAACCCTGCAGCCCGGTCTGGGGGTCTAGCGGGAGCGGCCGGAGAAGGTGACGACGGTGCCGTCGTCGCCGTCCTCGGGCTCCTGGTCGTCGACGGGGGGCTCCTCGGCGTCGAGGGTGGGCTCGGGGTCGGGGAGCGGGGTGTCGATGGTGTGGATGATGTCGTCCTCGGTGCGGCCGCAGATGTCGCACTCGCCGGTGGTGGTGGCGGCGTAGTCGTGGGGGATCACGCCGGGGTTGTTGGCGACGACCTCCTCGACGGTGGGCTCGACGTCGGAGGCGCCGTCGATGGGGAGCATGGGGCCGTCGCTCTTGAGGCGGCGGGAGCCGTGGAGGGCGCGGGCGATCTCGCGGACGACCTGCTCGGTCTTGGCGTCGTCGACGACGGGCTCGATGGTCTTGATGCGGAACTGGACGCGCTGGTTGCCGTCGGCGTCCTCGGAGCGGTCGTGGACCTCGAGCTCGACGACGGCGACGAGGTGGGAGCCGAGCTGGTGGTAGTAGCGGTCGGCGAGGTCGTCGGTGATGCCGGTGTTCTGGCAGCCCTTGGCCTTGATGGTGGCGGTGGTCTGGTCGGTCATGAGGAGAGCTCCTTGGTAGTGTCGGGTTGGTGTGCAGCAACGTACGCCGTGAGGAGGGCGGGCGCTATGGTGCCTCGGCTCATCTTGTCGACGAGGCCTTCCTCGAGGGCCCAGGTCTTGACGTCGTGGGACGTGAGGCCGAGGTCGAGGAGCTGTTGGGTGATGCGTTGGTTGAGGTCGCCGCGGCCGCGGATGGGGTAGCCGGCGCGGGTGATGATGTGGCGGATCCTGGCGTTGGTCAGCTGGTGTTGGGTGGCGAGGTCGCCGATGGAGACGAGGTCGTGGTGGTAGGCGTCGGCGATGGTCTGGAGCTGGGTGTCGTCGAGGGCGCGGTCGATGGTGGCGGCGCGGGTGGGGGGGCGGCTTGGCCGGTCGGGCTCGTTACGTTCGGCCGGCTTCGCCTCCTCGGCCGCCGCGGTCCCAGGGCGAGAGGGTGGGGCCGGGGCGGGGGTCTCGTTGTGGTTGAGGCGCCAGTGGAGCCAGAGGGCCTCGAGGGCGGCGATCGCGGCGCGGCGCATCATGGCGGCGATGGCGTCGCCGGTGGTGTCGCGGGTGAGGTCGAGGACGATCGCGGCGCGGGCGACGTGGTCGACGGGTAGCTGGGCGGCTGGGGTGTGTTCGCCGTCGACGCGGCGGATCATCTCGGCCAGGCCGTCGACCTTCGGGAAAGAGGGTTGGGGGGGAATGCCGGCGTCGCCACTTACAACGGGGGTGGGGGCTGGGCTGGATTGGGCTGCAGGGCTTGCGACGTTGGCGCTGGGCGGCTTGGCGGGCTCGGGGTGGTCTGCCAGGACCAGCTCGGTTGTCTCGCCTCGGCAGACGGGGCATTCGCCGTCGTGGAGGAACCGGGATTCGCGGCCGCACTCGGAGCACTCGCCGGGCCGGGTCTTCCGCATGAGCCTGGTGGGGTCGTTGGCGGTGCCGGGGGCTGCGCAGCTGGGGCAGAGGTCCTCGAAGTTGAGGGCGCCTGACTTGGTGTCGCAGCTCTTGCAGCGGGGGGTGATGGCGTCCCAATCGAGGCCGGTGGGCTTGCGGGGCTTCGGGGTGTGGGCGGCGCGCTGGGGGTTGGTGGGGTCGGCGAGGGGGAGGGGGCGGTGGCCGGCGGCTCAGGAGGCGGCGGTGACGTAGTGGACGGAGGTCCAGGTGGGCATTCGCTGCACCTGACGTCGGGGCCGCACTGCCTGAGGA